ATCCTGCACCAATCCCGCACGAGCCTGAAATACCCGTTCATGCTGGTGCGTGACGCAAGCCCGAACTCGCAAGCCTGGTTCAAGTTCACCTCTGCACTGCGCGGCTAACCGGGGCGTCTCATGCAAAAGTACCGCGAAACGGCGACGGACAGGAGCGGCAACGCGCTTGTGGGCATATCAGTGACGGTGAAGAACTACCCGGCGATGACCACGGCTGTGATTTATTCCGACAACGGCGTGACGACTACACCCAATCCGCTGACGACGGACGCCTACGGGGCATTCTCGTTCTACGCCGCCGATGGCCGGTACTCGCTGACGTTCAGCGGGCCGCGCGTGACGACGTTCACGGTGGATGATGTGCCGCTGCTGGAGGATCTGGCTGACGGCTTCCCAGCGCTTGCGGCCCCTGGTGGCGCCCTGCTGGTCGGTACAACACCAGCCGGAAACTTGGCGAGCACAACGGTGCAGGCGTCATTGACTGAACTAGACACTGAGAAGGTTGGCCTCCACGGCAACACTTCGAAAACCATTCAGGCGTCCGACCCGGACCTCTCTACCTACGGCGAGCGTATCCAAGTTGACAACCCCACCAGCAAGGCCGGCTATGGCGTGCGGTTTGCCTTCTACAACCACACTGGCGATATTTCCACCGGTCGCAATGACATCGGCGATGCGCTGCTGTCGCGCTGGTCCTCGATTTCGATGGGGAGCGCGTGGAGCCGCTGGGACGTAGCGCAAGGCCCGCTCCCGGTAGGCTCTGGCTTGGCTGGCGCCCCAACGCTGGCTCAAAGTTTCTTTATCGTCACGTCCGAGACGAACCCGCAGAACAGGTTCGCCGCTCCGAGTTGGCAACCTGAAAACCGTCTGTGGGGCAATGTAGTCGGCGGCGGTGTGGTTGTTCCTGAGACGCAGGACTTCAATGGCGTGCTGGGCAATACCCGCATCGGCTATGACATCGTGTTCGGCGCCGCCTATGCGAGAAGCCCATACACCGCCAACTACGGCGGTGGCAGCGAGCATGCGAAGTTCCTGAACATTGGCCTAGCCAATCCCAATTCCATCGCTGGCGGTGGCTTCGGCTGGTACGCCACTGGGCATCGGGATTACCCAACCGCGATCGCTATTGGCGTGGGCGGCTCCGGCTACACGGCCGGCGACATGCTGGCCTTCAACACCGGGTTGAGCCAGTCGCTCAACGAAAACACGCAGGTGAAAGTTCTGGCAGTTGATGGCAGCGGCGCGGTCACGTCTGCGGAAATCTACATCGCCGGCGGCTACAGCCAAACCTTCGCGTCACCTGTGGGCGTGACTGGCGGCACCGGCACAGGAGCGACCTTCACCTACACGTTGTCGACGTCTACAAAAACGCCGCAAGCCGCATTTGGCATGGGCGGCAAGTGGGTGACTGGCATCGATGGCTGCGCCGGCCCTTCAGCGTTGCTGTTCGCGCAGTTCAGCAAGGCGATGATGCGTGCACCGAACAACCAAACCATCATCAGTGCCAGGAACGCCGCCAACAGCGCCGATGTGACTATCTTGAAGCTGAACGCTTCAGACCAAGTTGAGCTGGCCGGAAAGGCTTTGCTGGCGCGTGCCGCCTGGACTCCGACGATTACCGCTGACGCCGGCACATTCACCACAGTTACGGTTTCCTTCGCGCGCTGGTCGCAGATAAATGGCATTGTCCAGTTCCAAATCACGTTGCAGATCGTGACGGTAGGAACGGCAACCGGCGCATTCCTGTTCACGCTGCCGACTGTGCCAGTTGCGAACTACCAATCCAGCTTCGCTGGCAACAACATTTCGGACGGCATCGCACTGTCGTGCAGCTACAACTCAGCCGGCGCTGCAACGGTGCGCTGCCTGAAATACGACGCCACCACCGCAATCGCCGCCGGGAAGTTCTACACGATCACCGGAACCTACGAGGCTTAACTATGACCATTATCGTTCCCCTCGCCGCGCAGAACGGCAAGACGTTCCTTCAACTGTGCCAGCGCTTGCGCCAGGAGGTTGCCGGCAGCGGCGCAGGTCCGACAACCGTCGTCGGTCAGAGCGGCGAATACAAGCGCATTGTCGACTGGGTGGCAGAGGCCGATCAGGAGATTCAGCGCGAGCATGACGAATGGCGCTTCATGGTGGACGACTTCGCGATCAATACGGTGGTCGGCGTGGACACCTACGCAGCCAGCCAGTGCACGCCGCCTATCGTGGACTTGCGCAAGTGGAAAGAGCGTCGCATCAAGTGCTACCTGCTGGCCGCCGGCGTGACGGATGAACAGTTGATCCCGTACATCGACTACGACGAGTGGTATCGGCGCTTCGCCACCGGGCCGCAATCGAACAGCCGTCCGATCTACTGGACCTACGGCAACGACATGGAACTGCTGATTGGTCCGCCGCCGGCCGACGTCTACCGCATCTCGGGCGAGTATCAGAAATCGTGCTCGCTGCTTATCAACGATGACGACATGCCTAACTACCCAGCCGAGTTCCACATGCTGCCGGTGTATCTGGCGATGACGCGCTACGGGTATTACACCGGCGCTCCAGAGGTGATACAGAACGGCCAGCGCCTGTACAACAAGATGCTCTCCGATATGCGCCGCACGCAGATGCCGCGCATGAACCGCCTTCGCCCAATGGCCTGATCGATGAACAATCAACCACCAATCCCGCCGGTACTGACCCAATACTTCCCATTCATGGGCGGGTTGGACGAGGTGACGCCGCCGATTTCGCGCAGCGATGGCGATCTGCGTTACGGTGTCAATCTGGAAATCGGCGTGCGCGGCGGCTATGCGACGTGCGCCGGCTACGAACGTTACGACGGGCGCAAGCGGCCGTCGACGGCGTACTACGCGGTGCTGAGCGTGTCATTGACGCTGCCTGTGAATGTGGGCGACATCGTGACAAACAACGCCGGCACCGTGTCTGGAACTGTCATTGCTGTTCCAAGCGCTTCGTTCCTCGTCATCACAAAGACGGATGGCCTGTTCACGGCTGGCCCGATCAAAGTTGGCGCGACCGTTGTGGGAACCGCTGCTGGCGTTCAGGCTGTTGGTGCCGCGCCGACGCCACAATTGAACGTTGCCTATACCGCGCTGGCCGCTAACGTGTACCGCGCGCTGATCCAGAAAGTTCCAGGTTCCGGCCGCGTGCTGGGCGTGCACCAGTACAAGGGAAGCGTCTACGCCTTCCGCAACAATGCAGTCGGCACCGCTGCTGTGATGTTCAAGGATTCACCGACTGGCTGGACCGCTGTTCCTACTGGTCGCAGCGTGAAGTTTAAGCAGAGCTTGACCCGAGTGAGGGCAACTCCTGGCACTCCCATTTCGTTCGAACAGGTTGGATCAGGGTTCACCGATGGTCAGCAGCTAAAGTTTTCGAACAATATCGGCGGCGGGCCAAGCATCATTGTTCCCGGAACGACTTATTTCGTCATAAATTCTGACCCTACCACATTCAATATCGCAGCAACCCTTGGCGGCGCAGCGATAAATTCCACTGATGGAAGCATATCCCTCTACACAGCTACGCTGAAGGCCGTCGAGTTCAACGACGGCGATACTGTGGTCGGAGTTACTTCGGGCGCGTCGGGCGTCGCCGTTCGTGTCATCCTGAACGGTGGGACATGGGACAACTCCCCATCTGGGATAATCGTTTTCAGTTCCATTACCGGTACCTTTTTGTTGGACGAGGGTCTTAGCGTCAACGGCACTAGGCGCGTTTCGGCGGATGGGCAAGAAGGCCCAAATACGTTCCGCCCCAATGGTCGGTTCGAATTCGAAAACTGGAACTTTGGCGGACAATCTGGGACGCTGCGCATGTACGGTGTCGATGGCGTGAGTACTGGCTTTGAGTTCGACGGCACTACATTGGTTCCGATTGTCAGCGGCGTTACGCCTGATGCGCCGAAGTACATGCAGATCCACAAGAATGCGCTGTTCTACGCGTTCGGTTCAAGCGTGCAATACACTGGCCCCGGCAATCCTTACGCGTTCTCGGCCATCTACGGCGCTGGGGAGATTACTTGCGGCGATGATGTCACCGGCATGCTGTCGCTGCCTGGCTCGGAGACTTCGGGTGCGATGGCGATCAAGACCAAGGATCGTACGTTCGTCCTGTACGGCAACAGCGAGGACGATTTCAATCTGGTGCCGTACAGCTACGAGGTCGGGTGCGAGCCGCACACCATGCAGTTGATCGCCGGCATGCTGTCGTTCGACACGCAGGGTATCTCGGCCTTGAGTACGACGCAGCGCTTCGGCAACTTCCTGAGCGGCATCATCTCGGACAAGATCACGCCATTCCTCAATGGTAAGGTCGGCACCGCGCGCGCAAGCTGCATCGTGCGAAAGAAGAACCAGTACCGCATCTTCTTCGCGGATGGTGACGCGGCCTTCGTTACATACGCTGGCGAGAAGCTGCTAGGCATGACCACGATCAACTACCCACACAAGGTTTCTTGCATCAGTTCCTTGGAAGGCGCAAGCGGTCGGGAGGAAATCTATTTCGGCACTGATGACGGCTACGTGATGCAAGCCGAGAGCGGTACGTCGTTTGACGGCCAGGCGATCAACTGGCTGGGCTACCTGACGTACAACCACTTCAAGGGACCGCGCCAGCTCAAGACATACCGCAAGGCCGCGATGGAGGTGTCCGGTGTCGGCTACTCGGAATTCAGCATGTCGTCCTCGATCGGCTACGGCAGCACGGAGTTCGCCCAGTCTGGCGACCAGACGCTTGCCGCGATCCTGACATCCAGCGCATGGGATTCATTCCAGTGGGATTCTTTCCAGTGGGACGGGCGCTCGCTGTTGCCGTCTGAGGGCGACCTGTACGGAACCGCTGAGAACATGTCGCTGATATTCCGTGGCAACTCGGACGCCTATGAGCCGATCACGCTCAACAGCGCCATCATCCATTACACCAACCGTCGCCTACTGAGGTAAAAATGACCAATCCATACTACAACCACGACGACGGCTATCCATCGCCAGGCGCTCAAGGCGCGTCGGCATCGATGCGTTCCGAGTTGGATAAAGTTGCGGCAGGCTTTGAATTGTTGCCGGCTGCTCTAACTGCCGCTACTGGGGCTAAGGTTCTGTTAGCCCAGTTGCAAGCGGCTACGCTGACCACTGTCAACGCGCTGACGGCATTCAGTGCGACCTATGATGACTACGAGATTCATCTCGATGGCGTCTTGCCGGTGACTACCTCATCAAACTTGCAGCTACAGATCGCCGTGGCTGGCGCTGCCGTCACTACGTCAACTTACCTCAATGCGGCCAATACGTCGGTTAGCGCCACCGCAGCGCAAGTAAATCTGACGAATGCCGTGGTTTTGCGTACAGGAACCGGTCTGAACGGTAAAATGCTGGTTAGCAACGTGAATGCATCGCCGGGCCTGAAAACGATCATTGGCACTACGGCTTGGCAGGAATCGAACAGCAACTACGATGGCTTCACCTTTCAAGGCTTCAACACGGCATCGGCAGTAGTCACCGGCTTCCTGTTGAAGTGGGATACTGGCGTGGCCTTTACCTCTGGATTTATCCGCATCTACGGCATCCGCAAGAACTAAAAGGAAAATGAAATGGCTGACCTAAAATACGCGGATTACAACGGCCAGAGTGTGGTGGTCGATGACTCCTTCAAAAAAGGATTGAACGACTCCGTAGCTAATATAAATTCCACCACCGGATTCCAAGGGCGGAAGGATTGGACTGCCAAGGAATACGACTACGCCATCAACCCTACCTCGGCCGGCGCGCGCTGGGGTGAAGCGTCGACCACATCCGCGCCAGCTCCAGCGGCCCCAGCGGCCAGTGGCGGCCTGTTGAACCCGGCGCCAATGCAGACGATCAAGGCATCGACCTACAAGCCGACGCAGCAGACCGTTAACCCTAACTCTTTGGTGCAGAACCAGATCGCAGGTATCACCGCGCAGGATTCGGCGCTGAACCAGTTGGCGAAAACGGAGGCGCTGAAGGGCGCCAACGGTCGCGGGCTGCTCAATTCCAGCCTGGCGGTCGGCGCTGGTCAGAAGGCTGTATTGCAAAGCGCCCTTCCGATTGCGCAGCAGGATGCAAGCACGTACGGCGCCGCCGACTCGGCCAACGCGCAGTATTCTAACTCCGCATCGCAGTTCAACGCTAACGCCGAGAATGCGGCCAGCACTGCGAATGCTGCCAATGCGCTGCAAGACCGCCTCGCTGCGATCCAGGCGAATACTACCCTGACCGTCACCGAGAAGAACAACCTCTCGCAACAAGCCATTGCAGCGGCAGGGAACAAGTCGGCTGAAACCATCGCGGCCGGCAACAACCAAACGCAACAGAATATCTCCACTGGCAATAACCAAGCGGCGTTGAATTTGGCCGACAAAAACAATCAGTCTCAGCAAGCTATCGCTGCGGCAGACGCGGCCAACAAGATCATTCTGCAAAACATCGATGCCGATACGCGCGTGAAGCTGGCAAATCTGGACAACGCCAGCAAGACGAGCTTGCAGAACTTGGTCAGCGCGAACCAGCAGCTTTTGCAGACCAACGTCAACGCGTCGAACATTTTTACCCAGTACATGACCAACTTGGCGAACATCTCGACCAACGACAAGATGGACGGGCCGGCCAAGCAGCAAGCGGCGGACAACCAGCTCAATGCGCTGAAGGAGCAACTGAGCCTAATGGGTAATCTTACTGGACTGGATCTGTCGAAGAATTTCAACAAGGCCAATTCGTATAATACCTCGGCACCGACTACGCCGACGCAAGACTTCACCGACCGCAGCTAAGGGAATGCCGTGGATCGCGACCACTACATCGATATGCTCTACGACGAGGTGAAGTCGCAAGTCATCATCTCGCGCGCGGCGTATGCGGCTGAACTTGATGGCTGGGAATTCCATCCTGTCGTGATCGATGGGCAAGAGGCCGGCGTGGTGATGACGAAGGGCCACGAGATGCATACGCATGTCATCGCACCGTATGGTATCAAGTGCGCGCGTCGCGTGCTGCGTCAGAGCGTGCAGGGCCAGGTCGACCGCATGGGCTACGCGACGACTCGCACGCTGAACGATCCCAAGGTGGTGCGGCTGCTGGAGCGCATGGGCTTTTACAAGACCGGCGAACGTGATGGTGTACTCGACTATCGCCTTGACGAATTGAAAATTAAATAAGGGGTACATCATGCCTTTAGTTGTAGTCGCGGCCATTGCCGCCGGTGGGGCCGTAGCGGCTGGAGTGGTGGCAGCGTCCACGGTGCTGTATGCCGGCATCGCCGTCAGCGTTGTGGGCAAGGTAACCAAGAGCAAGGAGCTGACGCAGATCGGTTCCGGCATGTCGCTGGGCGCTGGTATCGCGTCGGCGGCGTCGAGCATCTTCGGTGCTGCGGAAGGTGCCGGCGCTGGAGCGGGTATTGGTGCCGGGGCTGGCGCGGAGAACATCGTGCCGGTGCCAACCGGGATTGATACCGCTGCTGGCTCGCTGGGAGAGGCCGCTGCGGGCGGCGTAGCTGACGCAGCTACTACCGCTGGCGTCGGCGAAGCAGCGACTACAGGGGCCGATGCGTTGGCGTCCAGCACCGGAGGCAGCGGTGGCTTGCTCAATCCTACCGCTACTGCCGATTCCTTGGTGGCGACTCCCGGCGCAGCGCCAGCCGCAGCCAATGGCATGAGCGCCGAGAATTTGGCGCTTGGTGGTGCTGATGGGCTTGGCGGAACTGGCGTCCTTGCGCCGCCTCCACCTGGCGGCATTCAAGGCTGGTGGTCCAAGCTGACCGACACGACCAAGGCCAAGCTGCTGAGCGGTGCCGCTGATGGCCTGATGAAGGGCTGGGACGCGAACCAGCGCAATGAGTTCGAACGCGAAAAACTGAACCTCGACAAGCAGCGCTACGACACGTCGATGGCGAACGCCTCTGCGCAGCCTGTTGTCGCGTTCAAGCAGTACACGCCCGCCAAGACCGGCGGTCTGCTCAATCCAACCGCGAAGGGCTAATCATGGCCGGCTTACTCAACCCAACAGCAGAACAACCACAAGCCGCGCCAGCAGCGCCTCAACAGGCCGGCGCGGACACGCTCAACGATCCGGTACTTAAGCAGATTGAGCAAGGCATCGAGGACAAGATCCCAGCCGAAAAGAAGGATGCCTATCTGGCGATCGTGGTTTCGGGCATGCAGGTCATGTTCTCGAAAGAGACGTCGAAGCTGATGGACGAATCGCTGGACATGCCCGGTGACATGGTGACTAACGTCGCGCAAGGCATTTCGAAGTTGATGATCCTGATCTACAACGAGAGCAAGAACGGCGGCGGCGAGGGCATGGACGTTACGATGGGCGTTCCTGCTGCGATTACGCTGATGTGCCAAGCGCTCGACTACGCAGAAGCGAGCCGGGGCGTCGAGGTCACGCCAGAGATGGCGGCGGAATGCACCAAGCAGACGATGAAGGCCACGCTCAAGGCGTTCGGCATCAACGAAGACCAGATCAACCAGACGATCCAAGCCGGCCAGCAGGGCGCTCCAGCAGGGCAAGACGCAGCCGCCGCGCAACCTGCCGCTGCGCCGGTGCAACCAATGATGGGAGCATGATATGGCTGGCGGATTAGGGTTGCTGTTTAGCGGCTTGGCCGGTGCCAGCAAGGGCTTGGCTACGGGCATGGAAGACGAGCGGCAGACGGCCGAGCGCGCCAATCTGGAAACGCTGCGCTCCAAGCTGGAGGAAGAGAAGGCGCTGCGCATCGCCGAGGCTGGCCGTGTAGCCACGCGTCAGGCCGGCATCCAGCAGGGCAAGGACATCGACAGCGCGACCGTGCAGTTGCAGAACGAGCGCGATGCTTCCGCGATCAATGCCGCCAATTCTGGCGTCGAGGGTGGTTCGAACATGACCGCTGCCGATGCCGCCGTGCTGCGCGACAAGCCGGAAGCGCGCAAAGCATATGGGCTGCTGAACCCGAATCGTCAAAGCGATCTGGAAGACCGCGCCACCGCTGCCGAGAAGCTGGGCTATCTGGATGCTGCACGCGAAACGCGCGGCGCGCTGCAAACTGAGATTACCAACCAGCGCAACCAGAATATTGACGAGAACACTAAGCAAGCACAAAAGGATGAAAAGGAGTATCGCCAGCAACAAGCCGATCGTGCTGATAAACGTGAGCGCCGAGAAGCGGGATACCAGAGCAGCATGCTTGAGTTCAACAAGTCACGCGCAAAGAGTTTGGATGCTAAAGAAGAGCGCGCTGTTGAGGCAAATGAGCGTGCTGCAACAACTTCATCCATGAAGGGATGGGAAACTGAAGCGAAGGATATCCAGAGGCAAATGGCATCCAGCGATTTCCAGATGCAACCCCCGGAGCTACAGGCGGCAGTAAAGGCCGAGCTAGCCAATGCAAGGGAAAAAGCAAGAGAACTTCGCACGCGCCTGAGCGGTGTTGGAATTGAAGCTGGTCCGGGTCCGGACAAGCCATTCAACCCTGCCGACTTCCGCATTGGCAAGCCGAGCGGTAGCGCTGCGCCGAAGGCCGGCGGCGTCACCGTGCCGAACCCGGTGCAGCAAGACGCCGCGCCAGCTAGCCAGGCATCGACGAAGGATATGGCTCTGCGCGGCATCGACACAGCGATCAACGATACGGTGCGCGCACTAGCGGCGGCCGGCAACCGTGGCGACAAGGACGAGGCGGCGCGACTGAATAGCCTGTTGCAAGAGCAGCAAGCAGCCAAAGCGAAGATGTAAAATAGCAAGGCGCACGAAGTGGTGCGGTGGAACAACTACATAGGAATATCATGGCGCTCGACTTCGACTACAACGCAGCACGCAAGGCCGGTTACAGCGATGACCAGATCCTAGATGGTCTGAGGGCAAGCGGTGATTTGGACTTCGATGTCGACGCGGCGCGCAAGAAGTACAGCGCCACGGATATTATTCAGGGCATCCTGCCGCAACCGAAGGCGCCAGAGCCAGCGCCGGAACCGTCCGGCATCATGGGCCGCGTCAAGGACATCGGCATTTCCGCGCTCAAGGGCGCAATCTCCGTTCCTGAGTCGGCGATTGGTCTGGCTGATATCGTGACCGGCGGCGCTGCTGGTCGTGGCGCTGAGGCTATCGGCTTCCGTCCTGCTGAGGCAAAAGCTATCCTTAACGATTACTACTCGCCCGAGCAAAAAGCGGCCAACCGCGAAGTTGAAGAAACCAAGGGGTTCGTGCCGACCATTGGCGCAATGCTGGCGAACCCGAGCACGCTGGTGCAGGGTGGCGTCGAGTCGCTGCCGCTGATGGGCGCTGGTGGCGTGGTAGGCCGTGGCGTCTTGGCTGCTGCGCCGCGCATCAGTGCGCTGGCCGGCGCTGCCATTGGCGAGGGTGCTGTAGGTGCTGGATCCGCTGCCGAGCAAACCCGCCAGCAAACCGCTGATGGCTCCCTGTCGCTGGGCCAGGCTGGCGCGGCGCTAGCCTCCGGTATCGGCACTGGTGCATTTGCACTGGTTGGTGGACGGTTGGCGAAGAAGCTGGGCATCGAGGACATCGACACGGCACTCGTGCAAGCTGGTGCGCCGGCTGGTTCGACGCGCGGCGTGGTGCGGCGCATGCTGGAGGGCGGCGTGTCCGAAGGCGTCTTCGAAGAACTGCCGCAGTCGATTCAGGAACAGATGTGGCAAAACGCCGCAATGGACAAGCCGCTGATGGAAGGCGTACCTGAGAACGCGGCCAAGGGTCTGTTGCTTGGTGGCCTGTTCGGTGGCGTGGCTGGTATGCGCAGCAAAGCGCCGGCGGCTGTGGTGAATCCCGATCAACCGGAAGCCGCACCGCTCCTGCTGGGTAACACGCCCGACCCGTTCCTGTCGTTCCCCGATGGCTCGGTAGGCCGCAAGTCTGATGCCGAAGCATTCATCAACGGGCTTCCCGAAGCTGACCGCTTGGAAGCACGCGCCCGCCTGTTTGGCATGCAAGAGCAGACGGTGACGCCGGAAGACGTGTTAGGTGCCGAGTCGGTGGACGCTGCAATCGATATCGCCAATCGCGCCGTCGAGCAGGGTACTCCGGAGTTCCGCGCGCAACGCGATGCCGAAATCGATGCAGCATGGAGTCAGCACGTCACCGACCTTATCGACCAGATGAACTCCAACTATGACGCCGCCGAGCAGCAACGCCTGGAAGCGGAGTTGCAGGGGATGATGGACCAGCGCGTCAATCAGAACGTCGAGCAGGCTGAGGCGCTGACCGAGGCGCAAGGTTTCGACAATCCAGGCCCGACCGCGATGCAGCTTGCGATGCAGGAAGCTCAATCGCGTCGCGTGGCAGCAACCGATGCGGCGCGGCAAGATGCTACCATTGCGACTCCACAACAAGGAGTAAGCGATGGAACCGAACAGATTGGTAACGCAGGATTACGTCAAGACAGCGGCCTTGGTGGTGCCGAGAGTTTGGCTCCCACTGTCAGTTCTCAAGATGCTGTTCAAAAAGAACCGGGGGCGCGGGCGGATATTGAACAGGGAAACGAGGGAAATCAGCAAGACGCGCCACCAGCGCAGCAGCAGCGCCCGCAAGCGCAAGCTGATGCTGAGGTAGCGCAAGCCAAGGCCGTCCTGACCGCAGCCGGCGTGACCGGCAACGAGCGCATGGCGGCTTTGCGCAGCATCCGCACTGGCGAGAACACGATTGAAGACTTGATCGACGCCCACCCACCGAAGGCACAGGAGGCCGCAAATGCTGATCGAAACGCAGTCGATGTTGGTGGAAATGGCGATGTCGGAGGACGAGGCGCTGGAATCGCTGCTGGAGATGGACCAGTTGACGGACGTGGAGATGTTCCTGTTGGAGGCGATGGGCGAGGACGACAGTCTGTTGCCGGACTCGATGATACTGTCGCTGAACAACGCGGTGCAGCGGTTGATGACAATGCAAGCCCAGCCGCCGACACCCAGCCTGCACTAGCCCCGACCAATTCCCTGTCGCGCGATTCTAGCTGGGTCATCCGCAACAAGGCGACCGGCGAGGTGATGTTGGAAACCTTCGACAAGAAGAAGGTCGACGCGCTCAACACCGAGAAGTACGAAGCCGTGCCAGTGCAGCAGCACCTTGGCGAAATCAACACGCCGGGAACTTTGGCGAATCAGGTTGCAACTGGCGAGCAAGCTAGCGCCGCCGAAGATACCGCCGAACCGCAGACCCCGATGCAATCTGAGGTTGACCGCCTACGCGCCGGCCGTGACGCGCGCATCGAGGCGCAGCGCAACAAGCCGAAATCGGAATCGCAGTTGGCGACCGAGGCCAAGTACGCGCGCCAGGAAGCAGAGATTGCCCGCGCCAAGGAGAACGCCGAGGCCCGCAAGCAAGCGAAGGAACCGGCGCCAGCAGCGGAGCCGAGTAAGCCGGACGGCACCGTGACCGAACGCTACCTTGGCCGCTACGGTAAAGGCATGTCCGAAAACAACGCCAAGACCGAAGCCGCCGATCGCAACAAGAAGGGCGACGGCACAAACTGGCGCGTCGAGGCGAACGAGGAATTAGGCTATGACCGCTACGAGGTGGTCGGCTACAAGGATACCAAGCCGCGCAAATCAGAATCCCCGAACGCCGGCGGCATGACCGCTGCTGCCGTCAACAAAGCAATCGTCACGCTCAAGGCGAAGTGGCTGGGCTTCACCCGTGTGAATGTTGTTCAGTCGGTCGAGGACATCCCGGCCGAGGTGCAAGAGCGCGCGCAAGCCGACGCCGGAACCGAGGGTATCTACGATCCGCAGACCAAGGCCGTCTACCTGATCGCCGACAACATCGCATCGCCTGAGCGGGCCGCGTGGGTTGCCGCTCATGAAGTCCAAGGACATGCTGGGCTGCGAATGCTGCACGACAAGAGCGTCAACGAAGCACTGAACATCGCCGGCGCCAACCGCTTCGTCAAGAATCTAGCCACCGCCATCCAGCAGGACCGGGGCGACGTGTCGTCCAGCGTGGCGACTGAAGAGGCACTTGCTGAGCTTTCCGCCGCCACCGAGTCCGACGATTTCGCCGCGCTGGAGGACCGCTACCGCGTCAAAGTTCCCACTGCTTCGCGCAATGGCGTCATCGGTGCCGTCGCTCGCGTCTACGAGGCCGTCAAGCGCTTCCTGGCATCAGTCATGGGCAAGCCGGTATCCGCCGTGTCGGATGCTGATGTGCGCGCGCTGATCGGTGAGCAGCAGGCGGCTGTCGAAGGGCGCGATGCACCTGACCGCCAATCGTCTGAGCAGGGAGTATTTGCATCGGTCAAGGAGGCGGTCACCAACACGCCGGCGTTCAAGCGCTGGTTTGGTAAGAGTAAAGTAGTGGACGAGAGCGGCAATCCATTGGTGATGTATCACGGTAGCAAGAAGGACTTCACCGCATTTGATAAGCGCTTCTTGAATGGCGAGAATGGTCGCAGCGAGGGTGCTGGGTTTTACTTCACCAGTGATCGCGATATTGCTTCTAGCTATTCGACCGGCGGCAAGCTGTTTGAAGCCTACCTAGCCATAGAAAAACCACTCCCATACGACGCAAAACCTTTCACTGTAGCGCAAATGCAAAAGGTGATTCTGCGCGCAGCTGAGTTGGAATCTGAGAATGAGGGCGGCGATATCCGGGATGGGTTTTTGGCTAACTGGGGAGATACATACTCAAGCCCACCAACACGTGTAGCCAATGAGGCAGCTCGGGCAATGGTTGGCGAGGAACGCGCTATTGACCAGCTTGGCGGCCTCATGGGGGCTGGTCTGGCGCCGGATATTGTGAATCAGGCTTTGCGCGAAACACTAGGTTACGATGGCTTCAGTGCTAAAGGTTTTAGCAACGAAGGCGGAGCTGACAAGATGATCTTCATTGCTATGGAGCCATCGCAGATCAAGTCCGCGACCGACAACAACGGCAACTTCGACCCCAACGAGGATTCAATCCTCAAGAGCCGCGCACCGACGCCGGCACAGGAAGTTATCCCTAAGTGGGCAGAGAACGAATCGGACGCGGTGAAGGCTGCGCTGCGCAAGGCCGGCATCATCTACACCGAGGAAACCTTCAAGCAGAAGGTCGCCAAGCTGAAAGAGGGAGCGCTGAAGAAGCTGCAGTACGGCATCCTCGACCAGTTCGCCCCGATCAAAGACCAGCTTGGCCGCATCCCGTACGTGATGGCGCGCATGGCGAAGAACGCGGACGGCACGCTGGAGGCGCTGATGCTGTACGGGCGCCCGCATCTGGACGCGGACGGCGGCATGCTGGTGGATACCACGAAGAAGGGCTTCATCGAAACGATGCAGATCCTGAACGGCGAGCATGACCGGTTCTTCTCGTGGATGGCCGGCCGGCGCGCGGAGCAGTTGAAGAAGGAAGGCCGTGAGAACCTGTTCACTGATGCTGATATCTCCAACCTGTCGACGCTGAACCAAGGCCGCATGAAGGACGGCAGCAGCCGTGAAGCGACCTACCTGCGCGCGCAGAAGGACGTCGCCGAGCTAAACAAGTCGGTGCTGGACATCGCCGAGGCGTCGGGCCTGATTGATCCTGAGTCGCGCAAGATTTGGGCGTCTGAAATATATGTACCTTTTTACCGCCTAATGGAAGAAGGAGTAACTGGACCGTCGATCAAGTCGGGCTTGGTCAATCAGAAGTCCATCAAGAAGCTTAAGGGCGGAACCAACAACCTCGGCGACCTGACGCAGAACATGCTGATGAACTGGTCTACGCTGCTTACGGCATCGGCCAAGAATCGCGCGGCCAAGGCGTCGCTTGAAGCGGCCAAGCAGATCGGCGCTGCAACCGAGGCCGACGAGGCCACCATCCGCGCCATGGGCAAGTCGGCCAGCACCAAGGCCGTATCCTATATGGACAACGGCGTCAACCGCTGGCATGTCGTGGAGGACGATGCGCTGCTGGCAGCCATCTCGGCGCTGGAGTTCAACGGCTACAACAACAACGCCATGCGAGCCATGTCGTGGTTCAAGACGACCTTGACGAAACTCGTGACCATCTCGCCGTACTTCAAGGTGCGCAACTTGATCCGGGATTCGCTATCCGTTCTAGCGGTGTCCGACATCAACCGCAATCCGCTGGTGAACATCAAGAACGGCTACTCGCTCATGCGCAACAATGACGCACGCGCGCAGATGGTCGCTGGCGGTGGTATCTACCGGTTCGGCATGACGATGGAGGGGAATCGGGCCGAGCACATCAAAAAGCTCATCGACTCCGGCGTGCCTGACGATACGATTTTGAATACCGCCGAGAAGATGCAGAAGTTCTTCGGCAAACTTTGGAGCGCGTACGAGGAAGTCGGCGACTTGTCGGAGAACGTCAACCGTGCAGCGCTTTATCAAAAACTGCGCAACGAAGGGGTATCCCACCTTGAGGCATCCTTTGAAGCCAGGGACTTGATGGACTTCGGGCTTTCAGGAGCGTGGGCTGGCGTGCGGGCGTTGAATCAAATTTTGCCGTTCATGAACGCGCGCCTCCAGGGCCTCCGAAAGCTAGGTGTCGGATACAACGACGATCCAAAGCGAATGATGTATGTCGTTGGCGCTTTAACTTTAGCTACCATCGCTCTGTCGCTGGCGTTTAAGGATGATGATGACTTCAAAAAACGTAGCGATTCAGACCGTAATAATTATTGGTGGTTCAAGGTTGGCGGGATAGCTTATCGAATCCCTCGCCCGTTTGAAATTGGCGCGGCAGCTACTGCCATCGATAATTTCTCGGCGCTGTTTTACGATTCGAAGAACACCAACATCGATCGCTTTACAACGCAGATGTCGGAGTTAATCAACGGCCAGCTTGCCATGAACCCAATCCCGCAAGTATTCCGGCCGCTGATCGACGTGTACGCCAACAAGGACGCGTTCTCTGGCCGTCCGATTGAATCCATGGCAATGCAACGTTTGCGCCCCGAGGACCGATACACGAACAACACGTCTGAGCTGGCCCGTCTCTTGTCTAAGTCAGGTGTATTCGTTGATCCGGTTAGTTTGGTGGCCGGGACTGGAGTACGTCAGCTTTCGCCTGTTCAGATTGATTCTCTGATTAAAGGATACTTCGCTGGCGCCGGCGTGTTTGCGGTAGCTGGTGCTGATGGTCTGCTGCATCACACGTTGATCGACCGTGGCGCTGCGCTGCCTGTCCCTCTCAAAACGCTCACTGGGTCGTTCGCCGAGGATCTGCCATCGAATAGTAGCCGGTACGTTGACATGCTCTACAAGACGGCCCAGGACGTCGAGCAAACCTATGCCAGCTATCAGAATGCAGTGAAGCAGGGCGACATCGAGAAAGCGCGCGGCATCATGAAGGATGAAGGCGCGACCATCGCGAAGTATCACATGATCGAGTCGCTGAAGAAAAACGAAAGCCGTATCGGTCAGGTGATCCAGCGCACTATGAACGATAAGACTTTGACTGGTGAGCAGAAGGCGGAAACAATCCGGAGGCTGAAGGCTGTGCAAGATAAGATCGCACGGCAACTTGTTGCTCGGTGATAAAATGACGCATCACCGGTGCGCTTCGAACGCACCGGCGACACTTCCCATCAATCAACTATACGGAGTTGATCATGAGCGATCACGATTCTACCACTGGAAAAGTCTGCCGAGACTGCAAGCAGTACAAGCAATTCTCTGAATTCGGTATCCACAAGTACAGTAAGGACAAGCTTAACTACCACTGCAAATCATGTGCATGTATCAGAAGTAAGGCATATGTAGCTTCCAATAAGGAAGCCGTTGCAGCCAGGAAGAAGGAATATCGAGCAAAGCCCGAGACGAAAGCAAAAGATGCGGCATCGTTCAAGGCATACAAGGAAAAACACAAAGACGAATTACGTACGAAACGCATAGAAAAGTACCAAACTATGACGCCGGAACAACGAGAACGAAAGCGCCAGTTGAACCGGGAATATTGGGATCGCCATAATAAGGCCATCAATGCACGCCGCAATTCCAGAGAGTGGACGCCGGAAGCTATCGAGAATAATCGTGTATGGCATTCCGAATGGTACAAGTTGAATAGGGATAAAATCCTTCAACAAAGAGCTCAGTACTATCAAGAGAACCGTGATCGCGTAATCGCCAATGTGCGCAGTTACGAGCAAGCCAATCCTGACAAGGTGCGAATGCTTGGCAGGGTCAAGGCCCATCGCCGACGCATTCGCCTGGAAGCGGCCGGTGGCGAGAACTACACGCGCCAGGACATTGAGCGGATCTATGAGTTGCAGCGTGGATGCTGCGCGGCGTGCACGAAGAATTTGAACGGGAAGTATCACATTGACCACCGGATACCTGTGGCGAAGGGTGGCAACAACACGAAGGAGAACATCGACTTGCTTTGTCCGCCATGTAATCACAGGAAGTCGGCCAAATTGCCTCATGTGTTCGCGCAGGAGAACGGAAGGTTGATCTAGCTAAACAAGGGTGAGGTATCCCTGCTCTAGGAAGTTGAGCACTTCGGCGGTCACGATGAAGACGCCGGCCCAAATCCAGAGCAGCGATTCCCACAGCTTGCGCTGCTTGCGAGTGGTGAGGGTGTAGAAGGCGACAACCGCCAGCCATGCGCCCCAAAAGATAAGTGTTCCCATGTCATAAATTATAGGCATGAAATATGTACTGTAGGTAATTTACAGACGGTACGCTGGTAAAATGGCGATACTCAACAACACTTCACAAAAAGGAATTGACATGAACAAGAATCCACTGATGGCGACCGGCGGAAACGGCCCGACCAAGCCACCTCCGAAGCCGAAAGAAACTACGAAGCCGCAGAAAAAATGAACACGCTGCGCGACCGATTGTCGCTGTGGTGCCTGTCCATGAGTACGAGTTACGCCTTCGCGTCTGTCATTGGCGGGCGGCCGGCTGGCGAGTATTGGGACATGGCCTACTTCGGGAGCGCGGCTACGGTTGACTGGGCGATGTACTACTTTTGCTCAGTGTATTTAGCTGGAAAATTATGCCGTGACATGGAAGCCCTATGCATCGCCTCTATCGTCACAAATGCGCTTGGTTTTGCGCTGTACATGGCCGAGTACCCGCCAACTATCTACAACTTTATGATAGCGGGACTCAATTATGTGTTTGCCATTAGATTACTCATGGGCAGAGGCGATGTTTTTAACTATTCTCACTGGCGGGATTTGGTTCGCGGCGCTGTTGGTCGACGTCCTCACTTCGCGAAGGAAAAAACGAAATGATGAACTGGCAAAGCGAATTGCAAAGCGCCGCTGAGCGGGTGATGGAAAGTCCGAAAACAACTGCACTTGTGTCGGCATATAGCACGGCGGCCGGTCTCGCCGCACTTCAGCAGTGGATCACCGGTCTTGGGTCAACATTGGCGGTTTTTGCCGGCTTGATTGGTGTATTGGTACTGGCTAGGCTGAACTGGATCAAGAGCGAGAATGAGAAGATCCGGGGGAGACTGCTCCGTGAAAAGGCCCATGAAATGGGCGTCGACTTACTGGACGAATGATGACCCCTATCCGCCTTCTGCAAAAAGCCATTCTTCCAGCGCTCGATGAACTGGCAACGCTTGGCGTACGCACCGAACTAGGCGCCGCGCGTTTCATGCTGGCGATCGCTCTGCAGGAATCTGGGCTAGCGCACCGCCGGCAAGTGACGGCTGGAGGTGACGAACTTGGCCCCGCTGCGTCGTTTTGGCAGTTCGAACAGGGCGGCGGTTGCAAGGGCGTTCTGTCCCACCCAGCGGCGGCAAAGCACATGAATGCGATCTGTGACGCCTACAACATTAGCGCTACGACCGCCGGCCTGTGGGAGGCGATGCGCTATCAGGACATCGTGGCGGCGTGCGCCGCGCGCCTTCTGGTGCGCACTCTGCCATCCGCGCTGCCGATTGACGGTGCTTCTAGCTGGAGCCAATACGTCGCCGCATGGAGGCCAGGCAAGCCTCACCCCGAAACCTGGTCGGCCAACTGGGCTCTCGCTTCTGCGGTCGTTGGAGTAAAGCCATGACCCCGCGCGAATGGATGCTGGCGGTACTGGCTGGCTTCGGTCTGCTTATCATCCTGACATTTTGGCGCGCGCACCGTAATGCTCTGCAGCAGTTCAATGCATTCGACTTGGTCATGGAGAACGGGCGAGTGAGCAAGATCGCCTTCTCCTACATGCTGGTGCTGCTGGTATCGACTTGGGTGATCGTGCTTATGGCGTGGCGCGACAAGCTGACGGACGCCATGTTCGGCCTATGGCTGGCGGCTTGGGTTGGCCCGCTTGTGGCTAAAATTGTGTTCAACAAAGCGGACATGCCGGGCATCATTTCCACCAGCACATTGACGCAGCAAACCACGGAGGTAACGAAGCCATGAGCCTAATCCCAACTTGGCCGATTGCCGCCGGAGCGCTGGTCGTCGGTCTGTCCGCTGGAGGCTTCGGCGCCAAGCTGTGGTACGCCGATACTATCGCGGATCTGAAAATCTCAGCAGCCGAGACGAAGCGAGACGAGGCGAACGCGATATCGCAAGCATCGCAAGTAGCGCTGTCTGACTACAAGACCGCTGCCGAAGTGATCGCTGCTGCCGCTCTCGGTGCGCAGACCGATATGACATCCGCCCTAGCCCAGCTTGCTGCCATCCGAAAAGGACAGAAAAATGCGCCACCTCCTAAGCTGCCTGACGATTGCCGTCCTGGTCCTATCCGGCTGCGAAACCTTGCCGAAAGCGCCGCCGAAGCTGACCGCGCCATCTCTGGATCAGTTCCTCGCAAATGACTGCTCACTGATCGGCGAGACGCCGACGACCGACGATTACGATGTATTGCAAGACTGGGTGCAGGACATCCTGATACCTCGTTATATTGACTGTGCCATCCGTCACCGCAAGACAGTGGACGCGTGGCCGAAGTAGGCTATACTGCCTAGGCAAGAAGGTCACCAGCGCCATCATGGCTGACATTGTCAGTACGGTGCAAGCTCCGCGAGGTTGAAACCCTCAATCGAAAGATAGCCTGATATCTTGCCCAACTAAAATCCCTGGCTTAGGCCGGGGATTTTTCTTTGGCGCGACGCTCCAGAAGTTCGGCGACCGCCTTTTCTGCACTTTCGCTGCAGTTACAAGACACAACGCCATTAGCGCGATAACGCTGGTTTTTCTTAGCGTGATACATCTCGACATCACGCCAGTATTCCATCTCGTCGCCCGGGTCGCCGACCAGTGCATACATCTCGGTCGCGACTTCAACAGGCGGACGCCCGAAGCCGGTGAAGCACATTGCGTTGTGGTACCAGTCGGACGGTATGCGATCATCCCAAATAAGGCCGGAACGAAGTTTTCCATAATCGCTATCCCATGACCAGACGTAGACCTTGACCTTACCGTCATCCAGAAAACGACGGCATGCCATCTGAAGATTCTCCGACCAGAAATTGAGGATACGCGTACCGTCGCTCAGTGCGAAGTAATTGCCGAACGGTAGCGGGAATGGGCTATCGGTATTGATGCCTACACATGATTGCATTCCCACTCGCGCAGGCAGCATTAAGATTTCAGGATTATTCATCACGCTTCCTCTTCTTCGAAATTATTAGTGCTACTTTGGTTACAGCACCCAGCGCAAGACGCATCCTCTGCCGCCTTGTCGTACTTGCAGCCCAGCTCAAAGCGGCTCGTCACCTCAACGTAGACCGGCACGCGAACAGGTACGCCGCGATCCTCGTATGTTGGCGACCATCCGGCTTGTGCTGTGTACTTGCCGGTGAAGTCGCGAGGCGTGTTATAGCAGCCTGGGCGCGGCGTCATTTTCTCTCCAAGAATTCGCGGATACGATGTTTTTCAGAATCAAATATACCGCCGCCGTCGCATTCCTGAAGGATCTTAGCTATCTCTTGGAGCAACAATCGGGCGGCATCAAGTTCAACCTCTTTCTTTTTTGCGTAAGCGCTTAATTCCTTGGCTTTCCATCCTCCGTCAAAGTGATCTTGCGTCAATCCTTCGCATGCGTTCCAGCAAGCAGCGAGGCGGTGCGCATTTTTCAGTGCATCCTCTGCACTGACCTGATGCGATATTAAGCTACCATCCTTGCTTGTAAATATCTGCAGAGGACGGCACAAGGCCACTGCCTTATTCCCGTCCATAATGGTGGCACCCATGCTGTTTGCATCTGTTCCTATAACGGTAAGCATCACTCCTCCTTTTTGCCGGCAGCGGCAAGCAATTCAGCTAAGTGCTCACGCGCGCCGTCTTCGTTGACCTCGGCGCACCAAGCACGATGCTCTGCAACTGTGAGCGCGGAACGAAGATCATCGATTTCAGCCTGAGCTAGTTCAACAGCTAAGTCGGCACATTCCCGCTTGCCACTCTTACCCATGCGCTCCTGCCACGTTTCAATTGGGACGCAACCAGGAATAGCCTCCACCTTCACCGCCCACTCCACCAGCTCGCGCCAAGTAGCAGAGCAGACCATCACGCCGGCGTCGAGGTCTCTTTTGATTTGGGCGATGTTCATGGCCGCACTCCCGCGCCAGCCAGCGCAGCGTCGATCTGGTCGGTGAGCTTGCGGAAATCGTTGCCGTTCATCGAGATATCCAGGTTGGAGCTGGCGAGTTTCAGCGCGGCGATTAAATCCTCATTAGGGCTAATGCCAGGAAATAAGCGCTGAAACTCTGCATCTTGAGTAGTGCGGTTATTAAGTGGATGTTCGTCATCCCACTCGCCAATGTCGGCAACTTGGATATCATGCACATTGCACATCAAGCCGCGCACGTTACCAAGCATCAGTTCAATCTGCTCCTTGCCGTAGTTCTCGAAATCCAGAACTAGAACCTCTACTTTGAATGCCTTCATGATTTATTCCTTGGTTGCAGCGATAGCGGCGTCGATGATCTTGTAATCGAAGCCCCACCATTTATCGACCCGACGCGCTTTGTCGCACTCGGCCTGAACTTCTCGCGCGACCTTCTCGAGCATGGCGCGCAGATCCTTTTCACGCTCCGCATCTGTATCAGGTGTGATGGCTGGGGCAGCGGCAAGTTGCGCGGCTTGTTCATTCGTGAGCACAACGGTTTTATGTGTTTTTGCACAGTCAGAGCAGATCACTGCCCAGTCACCAAGATAGTCTAGCGCCATGTGGCCGCTCGGCAGAACCTCGCTGTACTCGTAGTTCAAGTTTGAGTCGTAAAAAACTTTTCCATTGCAGCAATCGCAAAGGCGGTAGTCAGCAGCAGCCATTATTTTTCTCCTTGAGGGTTAAGGTACAGCGGGATATCACCCGGGTCTCGTTGCTCAGCTTGTACTTCAACCGAAGAGTTGCTTGGCATATTCTGCGCCGAGCGAGCGATTTCCAGCGAGGTAAGGAGGCGAGGCCTAACCCAGGCAACAGGGCTTTTCCCCATTGCCCTCTTAGCTGCAAGATTATCTTTGACTTCTGCAAAGTCATCAAGGCTGGCCGCTACTACGGCTGGCTGCACCGCCTGATAATTGCGCCGCTCTACAGCGCTCCAGAATCGTGCGACAACTTCTGACTGCACCCCATCGCGCAGCACGCCCTCTGCTTGCTCATTCGCCTCGCCCACCGCAGCCAGGATAAACCGCAGCGACTCGCCGCTCAGGCGCTCCGACGTCAGCGCCGATTCCGACTGCGTGGCCGACCACTGTTCGATGTGCTGGGCCATCAGCGTAAAGAGTTCGGCGGCCTGTTGGTCTGTGAAGGCGGTCACGGCTTCTCCATTGGTACGTTTAAGCGCAGCATCTCGACGGCCTCATCCGGCCGCGCGCGAGTTTTTTGTACATTCCAGTTGATGTTCTGCCCCGGTTTATAGTCAGCATGTGCCAGTTCGATCATCTTGGCAAACGCCTCCTGGTGCTGGTCTTCGGCGAACCAGAAGCGATTGCACCAGTCATCCGATACAACCCATAGCGTTACCCAGCCGCTTTCCTTGATGGCCTTGGCGCGCGCCTTGGCGAGATCAATCAAGCTCTCCAACTGGTCTTCGTCGCACTCTGCGATATAGTCTTGGTGGCTCATTTCTCAAACCCTTTCGCCCAACTTGCAACCGATCCGCCTGACTTCATCACATCATCGCCACGCGTTCTCGATATATCAGATTCGAAAACAAGGCAATTATCATAGACGATTTGTGCGATGCTAATCTGCCGGCAGTACTCGTTCTTCGGACGGCTTTTTTTAAAAGCCATCATTTCCACTGTTGCCAGACAGCAGTCTAGCAAGTAGGCCAATGCGTCTGGCGCTGTGCGGACATTTTCTTTTCTCATTACATGCCTCCGTGCAGTTTAGTGAGCGCCGCTTCCAGCATCGACTCGTGATAACTGTTGACCGAGCCGAAGCGCGGATCGCGTACCTTGTCGACGGCGATGCCTTTCTCCTTGCTCAGCTTAGCAGCGGCACGGCCCAGCACCGCAGCGTCGGTCAGGCCGAACGAGATACCGCGATGGACGCCAAAGCCGATCACGGTGAAGTATGAGGCGCCGTCCTCGAATGCTGACTGCTTCGACTCGATGCGCTTGATGGCTTCTGCCTGGCTGGCGATTTGCGCAGCTTGGGCCGCTTGCTCCTTCTTGATAGCCTCGTTCTCGATCATGACGCCGATCAAAGCGCGCTTGTCCGCTGGAAGCCCTGCCAATGGGTCGGCTACTGCCGCCTCCAGTTCCTGCCAGCGGTCAACCAGACGCGCCGTAAATTCCGGCGACAGTTGCGCAACCACGACATAGCTGTCGCGCTTACCGATAAGGTAAAGAACTTCCACCGTGTTGTTCCCTGCTTTTTCTCCGTCCACACGGTGTGGTTGGCCGATTACGCCTTTACCAGCAAGGATATCGATGGTGCGCTTGACGCTATCGTGGCGCTTCTCGGTGAGGTCAGCCATTTCGCGGCTGGTCATGGTTTGGGGCGCGGCCCCGGTGGTGATGATGTTCATGCTGTCCTTAAACGAAAAAAGACATTTAAGCGCGATCCCGTATTTCTACGGGTTGCAGGAACTGGTATCAGCTACCAGCCATCGCGCTTAAATGTCTTCACTGAATTTTCTGCACCCTGCAAGGCACATTGCCATTCTACATCAACTTCAAATAAAAGAACCAGCGAGCGCTGGCGAAAAAAGGATTGGGCTTTCACCAAATGCCGCTTGTTAGGGCAAGCGTCTTGCGCTGACGATGGGAGGATAGCGCAATCTCCCGGGAGGCTCCTGCTGTTTAGCCCCAGCAGGCACGGCATCATCTTCCGTGGTAGACGGGCTTCGAACTGGGTGGTGCCGCTCTGCCGCTGAGCGTACCTCCTAAGACTGCAAGGAGGACGGGATTCGAACCCGCGCCTGCACCATTGATGATAGGCGGCCAGTGATGAACCTCTGGCTTTGCTGAATTCATTGTCATGTCTTGGTACGTCTACCAATAAACTCCGGTGTCATGGTGGCGCGCACCAAATATACCCCGCAGCACAAGATTTTGCGGATCATCACTCCGCAACGCCTAACAGATAAACTATGGAACTGACTTGAACAGTCAATCGAGGCCACCGAGCCAAGACATCCACCTGGAACCGCATGTATGTCTGCGGCATAGTCTATCTGTTAGGCGACTGGGCTTCCACCAGTCCCGAGCTTTCGCTCTGGTATTCTAACGCTTCAGTATCTCGGCTTAGATTCCAGCGGATTGACCCACCTAAGGAATCGCGAAGCATCAAGAGGCGGCACATTGAATCGTGCAAGAGACCTCTAGCCGCTTTAGTCCGGCTAGTCTGCCGCCCATATCCCTGAGCGCTACTGCGGTTTGGCTAAGCTGCACTGGTTGATCTAGGGCCGGTTCCCCAGCCCATCCAGCATTTGCTCTGCCCATGGTGGCCGGTCGCTACCCCGGCATAGCACTGTCTGACGTGCTCCACAAACCAAGCGCACGAACCTGGAAGCGCTTGGCTACACAACCTGATTTCCAGTCTTGGGCACCGATTTCAACTTTGCCCATTCACCACAGAAACTTCATACTATCCAATCCACACCATGCCGTCAAACAATAGATGCGCGGTGTGGCGCGGTTACGACGCCTTGGCTTTCGACTTGGCGGTGACGACGACTGGTTCGGCAACCTTGTCCGCTTCAGCCGTCTTCTCGACGCCGAGCTGATACGGCATCCAGACGGCGTAGCCGCCACCTTCGGCCGGTGTGACGTCGCCGTACAGCGCGATCTTGGCTTTCGGGAAGTGCTGCCCGAAGATGTCGACCACCAGCACGTTGATGGTGTGCTCGTCGTGGACGGCGATGATGGTGGCGTCCAGCGGGTCGGCGACGCCATCCTTCACCAGCACTTGCATGGCGACTGGATTGGTCAGGTCGCTATCGCTGGGGATGTAGTACAGCTTGCGGCCTACGGTTGGTACTGGCATATTGGCTCCTTGAGTTGCCTCCCTTGGCGCGGGGAGGCTGCGCGTTTTACTTGTCCATCTTCAGGAACGGCATCGGTGCGCCTGAGTACATATTGGTCGGCAGCGCACCATTCCAGCGCTTAGCCTTGATTTCCTCAACCTCGATGCGGCGCAGTTCCAGCACGTCTTTATTCTGCGCCAGCGCAGCGTTTTGGATCTTCAGTGCTTCAGCCTGGGCCTTGGCGATGGTCAGGTCAGCATAGGCTTGGCCGTCAGCTTTGGCCGATAGTGCGCGCGCCTCAGCTTCGGCAACAGCGACTTTCTGCTTCTGCTCTGACTCAACCGTCTTGAGTTTGTTTTCGGCACCAAGGCGCAACTGCTCTTGCGTTACCTTCTCGTTGATGGCCTTCATATACTCCGGTCCGAACGAGAAGTTGCGCATGTCGATGTTGATAACCTGTGCTCCGTACTGCGCCAGCTTCTGACGCAATGCCGTGCTGATGTCGGAAGATACTTGCGACCGCTTGCTAATCAAGTCCGGCGCCGTGTAGCGAGCCGTCACAGCCTTGAACACTTCAGCAGCCGCCGTCTGCACGTAGCTCGAAAGATTACCATCATGGCTGTACTTCTCGTAGACCTCAGAGACTCGATCAATGGCAATCGAGTAACGCACCGTCATACTGACCTTCACAGGCTGAGTGTCTGCCGTGCTGCCGTCTGCATTTTCGATAGTCGCTTCCTCGGCGCGAATACTGAAGACAGAAAGCTTCTGCCACGGCGGAACGAATACCAGACCTTCCTGCTCGACGCCCTTGATAGCGCCAAACTGCGTGATGACGCCACGATTCCCGGTAGGCACGCTACTGAAAGGCCACAGCCACAGAACCATGATAAACCCGACTACTCCGATGATGCTATTGCGAATGGTCTTACCGTTCAAACTAATCCCTTGGGTATTCATTATTTCTCCTTTGGTGCCGCACTGATCGTGGCGCGGCTTCACGTTTAATCGTGGACGCTTGCAACGTTGACGCGGTGCGACAGCCGGCGACACACTTCCTCAGCAGCACGCGCAACGTCGATGTAGCGGCAGCACGTCACCTGTGCATCATGGCTGGACATAGCCGCGTTCATGGTCTGCAACTCGTCGCCGGTGAACAGGTAGCGCTGCGTTTTCTTGGCGCGCAGCACACAGGCCAGCATGACGTCACGTGCTGCTTTGAATTCCTCCACGTACTCGTTTCCTATGCCTTGTTCACACATGACGAGAGCCATGTTTATTGCTCCGTTCACGCGATTCCAAAAATCGGGATTGCCTCGACCCTGCGCTATTGCTGCCATCGCCTGGTGGTTCTTGATGAGCGTTGACTGCAGGCTTTCCACATGCTGGTCGCTCATGCCGCCGAAAAAGGTCACGGCTGGGTTGCGCGCGACGTACTTCGGGCCTTGGTATTTTTTGTTACGCGGCTTCTTCATCGCCTATCCTATCGACTTGATTTTGCCACGCGCCGCATCCAGCTCAGCGTAGCGCTCCAGCTTTGCCCGGTCGAGCTTGAGCGGCTTGAACTCGCGGACGTTGCGCAGTTCTTCCTCGGCCTGTAGCCTGGCAGCAGTCGGAACCCAGTAGCGAACATTGCGCACGCCCTGAGTGCTGCGTATCGCCATGCTGCCGCCGAGTTCTGACAGCACCGGGCGAAGGCTCGCTTGCCCGAACTTCGTCGCGGTGGAGAGTGCAGCCAGCGTAAGCCCGTCCTCGCCGGCGGCTGCCAGTAGTTCAAGGATGTCGCGGCGGATGTCGGATGTGGTGGTCATTGTGCGCCTCCGCGAAGATCAGCCCATATCGAGTCGCCAGCCATATCAAGCACGCCCTCGGTCAATCCGGCAATGTAGCGTACGCGCTCTACAACCTCGGCAATCTCGAACTCTCGGCTATTGATGCCTACTGCGAAGCGGATTGACTGGATACCGTTTATCCAGCGGTCCTTACGGACGATCTTTCCGTCGCCACGGAATTCGTATTCATCTACATTTGAGTCGCGGAACTCAGGCATGCGCAGGTCACGCTCTGTAACTTCACGGTTCATCACACCACCCTATCAAGGTATTGGCTGGAGAGTTTATCAATTTCCTCCAGCGACTTATCGGAAAGCGCCGATACGTCGAACTTCTTGCCGGTCAGCGAGTGGTAGCGCTCAACGATGCGCTGGTCCGCTGGCTTGAGCGACTGTATGTTGACGCACAGGGCGGCTAGCTGCTGGCTGCGTAGGCTGTGCAGCAGGGTATTGGCGGTGGTCATGGCTTATACCCACGGCGGCGCTTACAACGCCGAGAGCAGCCACGCGTGAGATAATCCAGGCATTCGACTACTGTCGCCATGCCACCTCTATCGCCACGCAAGTAAAATTCCCAACCAGCGTCAAAAAGCTTCTTCCTCTTATCTGGATTAACGCGCCGCGTCCTCGCCCTTGAATCTGCATCAAACACGCCACGAAATACAGCAAAGTTATCAGCCTTCTTTTTTGGCATAAAGCCAATAAGCCATTTAATTATATTCATGGCATCACCCGTTTCCACCATTCCATAAGTTCCTTCTGGTCATAGTAGACCTTTATGCCGATTCGCCCATTTCCTCCGCTAACGCATGGCTTAGGCGGGTTGAGCGCTTCGTTTTTTGTTAAACCGATCATCTTATTCACACTCAACCCCTTCATTGCCGCAAACTCTGTCATCGTCATTTTAGGGCCACCTCCAGTCCTTTCCCAAGTCGGCCATTTCATGGCATCTGCTCCCCTATGGCTGCGGCAGCACGAACGATGGCACGGCGATAGTCACACTCATTTTCCGAAGCGCAAAAACTAGGACCGTCAACATCGCTTCGATATGCCTCTACCGTTGGGTCCGCGCCCAGCTGCGTAACCTGCCATTCAATGTCTATTTTCAAAGCCGCAGCAAGCCGCAACGCATCACCATCGTCATTAAATGGATACCATATGGCATCGCGTCCGCCTCGCCCAACGATCCACATTGCGCGGCTACCAGGGATATACGAATCCACTTCATCGGCCAACTTGATGCCTGCCGCTTTGGCCGCAAGCGTCAGCAATTCCTTATCGGTCTTCATGCCGACCCTTTCCTGTTCCACCGCATGCGCCACACTTTGGCGAGCCGTTGGTGTCATAGTGGCCGCTGCCGTTGCAAGCGTAGCACTTCCGCTCCTTCGGCTTCGATTCCGCAAGCTGCTTGCCCAGCGCAATAGCGGCGCGCATTTTCTTGTTGGGTTTCATGGCCGACTCTTCAGTGCTGCGCGGTCATCTGCTGCAAGCTTCGCGAAATACTCGTCCATGCTTTCGCCGGGAGGCGTCGGGTTGCGATAATCTTTGAGCGGCCGAGTCAGGCTGTCCATGCTGGCAAATACGCTTGGCTCGCGCATGCCTTCGACCAGGTTCGCGGCGTTGCTCGGATCAACGTCGAAGCGCGGCGGCACCGGGCCGGCCAGGTTTTCATCGTGGTAGTCCAGCGTGTCGACGCGCCGGCAGTACGACACAAACCAGCATGCCAACAGGATCAGCGCAACGCAGACGAGGAACAGCGTCCACAGGTCGCGCAAGCCTTCGGGTGTGAGGAAGCGTTCAGCGAAGCTCATGTGATTCTCCTAGTAGCGGTCAAGCGCCAGAACGACGGCGCGCTTTCTTGGTTAATTTCAGGAACTTTTCCCATGCCTCTGGTGACATCGTCCCATCTTTTTCCCACGTATTCCAAGTCTTCGGCGTCTTGCTATCGGGCCGAAGCACGCGGATAGCCTGGAGCTGCGTGAGGCCGGCTGACTGGCGCGCGGCTTTGATCTGCGCGGCGAATATCTGCTTGTCGTCAATTCGTTCAGGCATGGCCGAACTCCGTAAAGTCGCCATTTAAAACCTTGACGACTTCATATTGATTCCGCTGCGCTTTTGCATTCAATTGTTTGCACTCACATTCAGCATCCTTTTTATTTGAAAAGACTTGATGTGGAACCCAAGGATTAATACCCCAAGCGCTTGCGCAACTTTTTTGTATCAAATACAGATATTTCATTTCCCCTCCACCCAATTATTTGTCGTATTCGCATCGCAATCCCGCGCTGCCAATAAACAACATAGTACGCCACATCAGCGCATCACACAAGCAATATCGCACGCTATTTCAGCGTGTTGCATCCCCGTCACGCCAGCCGCTTCACCTCCGTGCGACCGCTGGCGATCTGCTTGGCATTCTCGACTACGAAAAGCCGCGTCGTTGCTTTTGCGGCGCCGGGTCGCGCTCCGATGCCTTTCGTTCCCATCGATGAGGCCAATCCTCAAACGAAGTGTATGCACCGTTGTATTTCATGCCGACAGTTCCCGGCGTTCCCTGACGTTGCTTCGCTGCGATCACCTCGGCAAGCTCTTTCTCTTGGGTATCCGCGTTGTACAGCACGTCTCGGTACAGAAAGATGATGTTCGCCGCGTCCTGCTCAATCGACCCCGAAGCCGCTAGGTCCGACATAATCGGCCGCTTGTCCGCGCGCTCGTCGCACTTGCGATTGAGCTGGGCCAGCAGCACGATGGCGATGTCTAGGTTCTTTGCCACCTCGATCATGCCGCGCGTGTACTTGCCGATGTTCTGCCATTCCTGCTCGCTGTCGCCGCCTGTGATGAAGCTCAGTTGGTCGACAACAAGTAAGTCCAGCCCGCTTTTGCGCTTGATCTTACGGGCCTTGGCGCGCAGTTCAAGCATGTTCATGCCAGCCTGTTCATCGATCCACATTTGCATGGTGGCCGCCTTCTGTGTGGCGTAGCTCAGTTGATTCCAGTAGGGGCTATCACGATCGTCCTCGCTAGGAGCGCGAAGCCATGCCAGCGGGATCTTTCCGATCGCCGCCATGTTCCGGTCGTTCAACTGGGCCGCAGCCATTTCCATGGAAAAGATAGCGGAGAAGCCGCCAGCAATTGCCACGTTGCGAGCGATGCCCAGCCCGAACGCCGTCTTACCAGTTCCCGGCCGGCCAGCTATCACGGTCAAAGTTCCTCGCTCAAGCCCACCACCCATCAACTCATCCAAATGGACGAACCCGGTAGCGATCGGTTTATGAAGTCCAGCCATGCGGTTTTGGATCATAGTCAAGTAATCGACCATCGTGTCACCAATCAGCTTGGGTTCAAACTGCGTCTTGCGTTGCGCCAGCGCTTCCAGCTTGGAAGCCACCAGATCGACGCAGGACGAAGAATCCGAGTGCGATGCTGCCAGTTCCTGTGCTTCCAGTCCAATCGCCAGGAGCGCGCGTTTAGACGCCTTGTCGATGACAATCTCGGCGTGGTGTTTGATGTTCGCTGAACTGGCCGCCGACATGCGCAAGGTAGCCATGTATTTCAGACCATCTTCGATCTTGTCGTTCAGCACGGCAAACAGGGTCATGGGATCGGCACGGCGGCCAGCCGCAACCTGGCGCTGAAGTTCAGCAAAGATCAGCCGGTGGTCCTGCCGGAAGAAGTGCGTAGTCTCCAAGTCGGCGCAGCGGTCGAGTGCGTCGTTGTCCACCAGTAGGGCGCCAAGAACGGCTTGCTCTGCACGGATTGATACGGTGTGGTCTTCATGCTCCATCATTTTTCCTGTTCAATTCAATTTCCAGCATCTTCCCGGAGGTGGTCAACAAAAACTCGCCACCCTTGGAATACCAAATACCCGCCCAATTTTTACGCACCGCGTTAGCAAAATGCTGGGGCCAAGACTTGTACTTTTTGCCGCCATACTCGATTGAAGAATATTTTCGCTTGAACTCGACCCAAGCAAACCTGACAAACTCCAACGGCAACCCGACATCCTCGGCGTAAGCAAAAACAGGATCGTCTTCAGGAATAGGATCGGCACCAGCCGCCTTGCATCCTTCAAGCCAATTTTTAAAATTCGTTTGCTCGCGAGGGGCTTTCTTTTGGATGTCTTTTGTAGGGTTGTCTTTTGTGGTTACCGATTCAGTAACCCCAGCTTTACCAATTCGGTAACCCTCTTTTACCGATTCGGTAACGGTTACCGATTCAGTAACCGTTACCAGTTCAGTAACCCTTGGAACCGCCCTTCTTTCCACTCCAGTCCATTGCGCATGGTCTTTGTTAATGCCCATAATATGGCCGAACTTACCTTGCTTGCGGCTGATAATTTTCCGTTCCTCCAACTCGCGAACAGTCACACTTACGTGAGACTTAGCAAGCCCTGTCAGGTCGGATAATTGGGACAGTCCAATGTCGTCTGTCTTTTTGTTGTAGCCGTATGTTTTGCGCGCAAGGGCCATTACCACGCACCACTGGCGACTTGATAGCCGAGCCAATAGCAGTTCCTCTATTAGCTCGTTAGCAAGGCGCGTGAAGCCATCTTCCAATTGTGGCGAGGCGGCTATCATTACTTAGGCTGCTTGAGGTATTCTTTGAGGTTTGCCAGGATAAGGCGGGCATACCAGTTCTTCATGACGGGGTCGTCTTGCTTGATGAGACTTTCCGATAATGCCAAGGCTTCTTTGATGTGGTCTTCTGGAGACATTGCTAATCCTTTAGGCTGCACGTTGAATCGGGTCGCATTCCCTAGACAAGACGGCGAGCGCCATTGATTGGGTCCGAAAAAACGTGCAGTCTGAAAGATTCATTTTTGAAATACTTGTCTAAATAGGCCGCGACAGCCTGAGCAGTAATTGTAAATCAGAACGCCGTTGCTGGGAATATATTTTTCCAAATTCCAATGACTCGCGGAAAAACGACATTCCCCGAGTCAGTAGTATTGCTTGCTCGCCTGAATCAGCAGAGGCGCAAACAGCGTCTTGATGCGCGCTTTCCTCGCTACCTTGCGCTCTTGCCGCAAGTCGTCGCGCTCCTTCTGCGTGAGCGGTTGCAGCTTACAAGCGCGATCCTTACCTGCCCCAGCAGAGAGGCGCTGCACGAATGCCCCCGTGTTGTTGCGCTTCTCCCGCCGCCAGCCTGAGACATGGCACCAGCGGGCCGCATGCAGCTTCTCGACGGCGTTCTGCACGGAACCCTTGGTTAGCCCTGTCCTGGCGATTATCTCGGCTCTGGTGGCTGGCATAGCGGATAGAACTGCGTCTATGCGGTCCATGTGATATTCTCCTTTTCGACTAGCGCAATTTCGCCACAAAGCGGGGATTCGCGCTAGGACAGAAACTTGTCGGTGGCGCGACGCAGCAACAGAGTGGACAGTACGACGGACTCAGAGTGGCTAGACGGGAAGTGCAGCTCATACTCCCCATCACGCACTACGATGACGGCGGCAGAGCCGATCTGACCAGCGTCAGCCGCGTCTGCTAACTCGCGCAGGATCGCACCAAAGCCTGGCGCGAGGTCGATGCTTGGCTTGCCGAATTCAGCGTGTACAATTTTCATATTTCCCTTTCGGTGGTTGATGGTGCACTAGAGCAGCGAGGCCGCAGCAAGTTCGGCAGCTTGCCGCTTCTCAGCTTCTGCCAAGATGATCTTCCATTGCGGGACCGTCATGCGCTCTTTGACAACATCGGCAATGAATCTGCTGAGGTCTGTGTTCCTTGGTATATCAGTGCGGATTGAGCCGACAATCACCTCCTGCTCCTTGATTATTTCCTTTAACTTCTCTTTCAGTGCGCGGCGCTCAGAACCCAGTTGCATTTTCTGTGAATGTGATAGAGTTTCATCACGCAGAGTCACATTAAAAGCTCTGATACGTTCTTCCATGGCCAAGCGTGCAGCCAACAGACTTCCGCGAGACTGCTCTGGCGAAAGCAACGCATTAGGGTTGATGCTGCCTTCGCCAAGCAGCCCAAAACCCTTTGCCGATGGCTTAGTCGAGTGGTTGCCGGTGCGAGTCATGAACTGCTCGCTGCTTTGCGTGCCTTTGGAGCCAATCATGATTCATCATCCGGCATAGCCGCTAAAGCCGCCCGCTGAGAGCTAATCTTTAGCGCTGTCATAGCCTGAACATGGCGGCACTCAGTAAGCGCAGCTTCGGCCTTGTCTATGTTCTCGTTGATCTGGTTCAGCGCGTTCTCAAGCTCGTTTAGGCGCTTGGCGGCTAGGTATTTGGCGGGGTTCATTTTTTCAATTCCTTTAGCTTCGTTTTGTAGTAGGCTTCGATTTCCTCGCATGCCGCCCTGGTCATCTTCACCGTGTCATGCCAGCCTTCCAGCCACTCAACCTTTTCAAGGCCGATCTTTTCGATCAGACCTATGCGGTAATTAGTGGCGTTGGACGCTTCGAACATGTTGCATTGGATGCATTGTTTATTTATGTTAAATTCATTAAATCTCAAAGTTGCGTTTGCCCCGACTGCGATGTAGTGACCCGCTTGCCATGCGCTTGAGTAGGTCACGCCGCACGATATGCAGATATCAGGATCGCGAGCACGGATATAGGCGTTGCAGGCCCGCTCCGTCTTCTTGAGCCAATAAGGCAGCGGCTTGTACTGCTCGGCTTTTTCTTTGTCAGCCTTGCGCTCGGCGCTTTTCTTTGCCCTGTCATCCTTGGCGATGGCTGCTTTCTGCTTAGCCAACTTCTCCATCGCAAGGGAGTGCGCGCAATCATCGCTGCACCAGCGGATAAAAGGACGGTCCGGGAAGAACGGATTGCGGCATGTTCGAACAGCGCATTTGCGCTGGCGCGGCCCCTTCGGCGGCTTCGGTTCTGGCGCCGGCTTGACGCTGGCCGGCTTACGGGCGATCGGTGCGGTACGGGGTAGGAAACCTGATCGTTTCATTTGCTTAGAATTCTCCATGCTGCTTCCGCCACTCGTGGAACCTGGCCGTTGCCAAGGGCTTTAATTCTGTCCACCCCTCGGGCCACCCCATAAGCCACTCTAGGTATTGGGGGTTCAGCGGGCCATGCTCGCCGTAAGATCGCGGCTCCCTCTGCTTCCCCTTGTCCGAACCCCGCATATGGTGGGCCTTGGTATTTGACGCGGTTGGAGTCGGCACGAATCCATATTCTTTCGCGCTCATGCGGTGCACCTGCGTGACAAGCTCCGACGACACCCCATTTCGCATCAAACCCCATTTCGGCCAAGTTCCCGAGTACTCGGCCGAGTCCTCGACTAGTAAGTTTTGGACTGTTTTCCACATAGACGTGACATGGTTGTACGTCGCAAATGATCCTAGCCATCTCATTCCATAGCCCGCTGCAGCTTCCATCAAGCCCACGTCCAGATCCTGCGATGCTGATATCCTGGCAGGGAAACCCGCCAGAAACCACGTCAACAAGTCCTCGCCAAGGCTTTCCGTCAAAAGTACACACGTCATCCCAAATCGGGAAAGGCGCGAGTGTTCCGTCGTTTTGTCGGGCCAATAGTACTGATCGGGCGTAGGCGTTGTACTCGACGGCACAGACTGTTCGCCATCCAAGCAAGTGACCACCAAGGATTCCGCCACCAGCTCCTGCGAACAGCGCGAGTTCTCGTAGTCCTTCATCATTGCGTTGCTGATTGACCAAGCCATTCATGCCTCCACCTGGCGAGTAAAGAACGCCATCGGCAGATCCGCATACGGCGCCATGCCGAGCTGCTTGGCCTTGACGATCTTGCGCTTGATGACCGGATCTTTGCGCATGAAGTCTGCGCAGTCGCGCTTGAATTCGGCCAGCGGCTCCTTGTTCGGGCCGACGCGCCAGATGTTGGTTTTGTGTCCGACGCTGATTTGCTCCATTTCGACATGGCCTGTCGCCTGCATGCTGCGCAGCCAGTGGAACATAACGGCGCGCTGGTAGCCGAGCGCCGCGATGATGGCATCGGTAGCGGCTGGACCTTGGCGGCCCAGGTAAGCGAGGATCGTCTGCCGTCTTGCCAAGCTGTCGGCCTTGATCTGCGCGCGAGTCTTGCCGGCGGTGGTGCTGAATTTCTTTGGCTGAGCTTTCATGATTAATCCTTAGGGTAGCGAAGATGAAAAGTCAGGCAATGCACGGCAGCGTCAAGTCCGCGCTCGTCTACCTGTACCGCCAGCGACATCAGAAGCTGGATCTTCTTGTTAGCCATCACGGCTTGGCCCGCAGCGTGCCGCGCTTCGGCTGCATAGACCGCTTGACGCTCGTCGTACTCGCGCTGGTTCTGCTCGCTGACGGCGCGCACGCTGTCAATGGTGGACTGACTGATTTTCATGATCTTCCTTCGTTTGGTGATGCACTAAATTGGACGCCAAGATTCGCGCCGAATGCCTCGATTGCTGTCATGTACTCCGCGAACCCTTTGACCGTCAACTGAGTGCTGCTGCCGACTAGTACGCGCTCGCCGCCGGGGTCGTATTCGTACTTGACGTAGCCTTCCTTGCAAAGCGCTTCATCGAATTCTTCAGGCAGAAACTCGCGCTTGAAAAAATAATGCCAGACCTCGGCGCTGTGTTGCTTGCCTTCAATCCACGCTTGTGACGAAATATCTTTGAGCGGGCCAGCCCACATGCGGGCGTTAGCATCTAGGCCACGTACTTTAACGGCTTCCCGTATCAGCACTTGCAGCGGCTTCTCGGCGTCGATCGGCAAATTCCTGATGGCGTTTAGCAGCGTCTCGCGGACTTGCTCGGAGCTAACCAGAAACGGGCGAGTGGCGTACTTGGCGCGCATACCTACTCCGCAACCGGGTCCAGTTTGTCGATGCGGGCAATCGTCCAGCCTGTGACGCGCATGATGCGAATTTTGGTCGAGTCGCTGACTGGCATATTGGCGCGGTACTTGCAGACGGCAGCAGGCTGCACGCCGATGAAGCGTGCTACCTGCGCATCGTTTTTCAAGTTGAACTCTTCGGCCAATGTATCCAGCAACGTATGCTTACGTGGCGATGGTTTATTACTCATGTGGTAACTCCTTATTTGAACGAAGCCAAGCGGCTACTGATGCTCATCCTACACAGCAATGCGGTACCTTGCAAGTATTATTGTTGAGTGTATATTTCTCGCTACGATATAAATACTTGTTGACTTGGATTCATTGTGCATGCGATTATTTGTCCGTGGCACCGCATCCGCGATGCTGAATAAATAGGAGCAAGGAATGAGCCATTACTATCTGTACGACAAGCAAAAGGAATTCGCCGCGCTGCTTGGCGAAACACTCGTTTCCGTTACTGGTGAGGCTGGAAGCGATGAAATGCGCTTCGTTACCGAGTCCGGAAAGACGTACGTCCTGTACCACTCGCAAGACTGCTGTGAGTCGGTCAGCATCGATTCTATCGTCGGTGATCTGCAAGACCTGATCGGCAACCCCTTGCTGATGGCGGAGGAAGTCAGTAGCGGTGACCGCCCTGCCGATGTGCCTGTTCCTCAGTACGTCGAGTCCGAAACTTGGACGTTCTACAAGCTGGCTACGGTCAAGGGTTACGTGGATATCCGCTGGCATGGCGAAAGCAACGGCTACTACAGCGAGTCAGTCTATTTCGCGTTGGAAAGCGAAGCATGACCACCCCGCGCCAATACCGCTTGCGGACCGCGAGCAACTTCAGCCGCTGGGCTTGGTTCATCCTGCTTGCTGTCATCGTGGCGTTTAGCGCGACGATGCTGACCGGCTGCAATAGCCCCGCCGCTACCAGCACCGGAGCCACTTGGGAGCCAAGTGTATGGCGGGATACGGAGACAGGCTGCGAATACCTGTCTCCGCGTGACGCCAGAGCGATCACCCCGCGCATGGACCGCGCCGGAAAACAAATTTGCAAATAACGCTGGACTCTCTCCAGCACAAAGGAAATGACATGAGCAGATCAGGATATAACGAAGATGGCGACAACGACAACTGGGCATTCATTTGCTACCGTGGCGCTGTCACTTCAGCCATCAAGGGAAAGCGCGGCCAAGCATTCTTGCGCGAGGCTCTGGCGACTATGGACGCCATGCCAGTCAAGGAGCTTATCGCAAGCGAGCTAGAGCAATCCGGCAAGTTCTGTACGCTTGGAGCGGTCGGCCATGCTCGGGGAATCGATATGTCGGAGATGGACACGACGAACTGGTTGGAGCTTTCCAGAACCTTCAATATCGCTGAAGTTTTGGCCCGCGAAATCATGTACATGAACGACGAAGGCGTAGGGGGGTTCCAATGGGACTTGGTAAATGGGCGTCATGCGCGATCCAGCGTCACAAATGTTCCAGCACGGCGCTGGGAGTATGTACGGAAATGGATAGCAGCTCAGATCATTGGTGACGAGGTGCCATCGTGACCGCCTCGACCGTAACGCCGTGGGAGGATCGCTTGGCCGAGCTGATGGCCGAGTTTGAAAAAGACCCAGGCAAGCGCACGCTGCTGGAATACGGCGGCCTGAAGGCTAGGGCTGTAGCCGCTGAAATCGCCGAGTGGCGCGCTCTGGCTGCGCAGCATGTGGCAGAGGGCGTGCTGCGCGATGGGGCCGTGAAATACGGTTGCCACATCGACTTACCTGAAGGCGAGTACGACGCTTGCGTGCTGGATGAGGGCGACCCTGAAAACTGCGTGTACGCCAGCCGATACGGCGAAGAAGGCCGGAAGAAATGCGGAGAATGGAAGCCTGTAAAAGTTGTCGCTGCCCCAGTAGCTGCACAGCCAGTAGGCGCAGTGAGTGATGCGCTGTTTCGCAGCCGCACCGCCGATCTGCTGCACCTTACGCAGCATTACCCGAACATCAGCGAAGGCGACGAGCGCGAGGCGCAGAAAGCAATCGCCGACTTGAATCTCTATCTCGCTGCTTCCGTTGCGGTCAGCGCTGCGCCTTCTGGCGAGGTGGAGCGCGATGCAGCACAGTCCCTTGACTCACTTCGTATTCAGGTTTATGCGCAAGGTATGCGTCTAGAGGACGATGTACTTGACCCTGAAGAAATCGCATCCATCGGGGCGCAATTGCGTAAGCTGACGCAGATATGCGATTACTGCCACGGCAGCGGCGAAGATGGCGACGATGCGGACGCCAATGGCGAGGGCGGTTGGTCTGGCCGCTGCTACAAATGCGGCGGTTCGGGTCTCGCCGCCATTACCGCAACCAAGGAATAAACCATGACCAACAAAGCAATCGAAGCGCTGAAGCTGGCGCAAAACCAACTCGGAGCTGACCGGTTCGGATGCGAGCCTGAATTTGACCGCCCTCTGTGGGACAAGTATCAGACCGCAATCGAATCCCTCGCCGCTCCCTCAGTCGCCAACAGTGCGGCAGCCGGGGAACGGGAGAAGTTTGAGGCTTATTACCGGGCGCGCAACTTTATCCCGGAATATGTGAGCTTCAGCAGCTTGCACGAATCGTTGGTCGGCGAAGCTTGGGAAAGCTGGCAAGCCGCCATCGCTGCCCTGCCTAAGTCAGTAGTGGCGATGACGAATAAAGTTGGTGTGTGGCGCGGCAGCATTGCGCAGATTGTTGTGGATACGCCGCTGCCTACTGGGAAAGAATCATTCCAGCATGGTTTTGTATCGGCTAAGGAGCAGATCATGGGCCGCCTGCGCGAAGCTGGACTACTCGCCGCTTCCGGGCCTGATGCTAAGCTGGTGGAGGCGCTGCAACAGGTGATGCGTCCATACGGCGTCTACGACGTGGCAGTGTCCAATGCTGGCGGGCTGCAAGACGACTTCATGGCGGTCGGTAAGCAAATCCGCGCCGCTCTGGCAGCTCATGCTGGGCAAGGAGCGAAGACATGAGCGCTGACCGCGAACTGTTGGAGTTGGCAATACAAGCAACCAATCGACCGTATCACTGGGATGGCGACGTAATAGTACTAGATGAGCCATATCGCGGAGAATGTAGTTCATGGAACCCGTTGACCGACGATGGCGACGCGCTGCGGCTGGCGGTAGCACTCAACATGGATATCGGCCAAGGCTACGAGATGGCCTTCGCAAATACCACTTTGCTTGCTGCCCCCGATCAGGAGTATTGCGAAAAAACTGACAAGATCATTGATCGCGTTCGACTACCGGGTGAGCGCACCGAAAACATCCACGTTGAAGCCAGCGAGGAATACGCAGCTCACTGCGGAGATAAGATGGCGGCCACGCGCCGCGCAATCCTGTGCGCTGCTGCTGATGTTGGAAGGGCCATGCCATGCGCATCGTAGACGATTGCCCAACCAGCCAGGAGCCGGTGACAGCGGCAGAGCGGCGCGACCTGGCCGATGAGCGCGAGGCCGAGGAATACGCGGCGATGTACGAGACTGTTCGGCAAGAGCGCCAGGCGGCCGGCAAAGCTGACTCGCCGATTATCATCTGTGCAGAAGCGGCGAAAAGATTGCGTGCTGCCGCGAAATAGCTTGCAAGAAATCATGCCTGTTGGTACGCTATTGATTCGGCTTGGTAACCGAACAAAAATCAGTGGAGCTGCAATTGCGACCTGGCGGGAACTGATTCCCGTTTTACCAACCCGGAAACGGGAGGTCGCAATTGCAGCTTTTTTATTGGGGAATCGAAATGAACGATATTGTAGAAATGCCGCAAGACAAGCCGCGCGCTCTGGTTGCCGCGACTCCTGCCACGCCGGCAGACATGGTGATCTACGCCATGCAGAACGGTGGGACCATCGAGCAAGTGCGCGAAATGATGCAACTACAGCGCGAGTGGGAAGCCGACCAAGCGCGCAAGGCGTATGTGTCCGACATGGCCGATTTCAAGAAGAACCCGCCTGAAATCATCAAGGACAAGCAGGTAGCGTTCAGCGGCACGCAGTACATGCATGCGACGCTGGGCGCGGTCACGGAAGCTATCGTGGTAGGGCTGGCGCGTCACGGCTTCAGCCACCGCTGGGACACCGCGCAGAACGGCGGCGTTATCGAGGTGACGTGCATCCTGACTCACAAGCTGGGCCACAGCGAGCGAACCACGTTGACCGGCGCTAAGGACGAGAGCGGCAAGAAGAACCAGATTCAACAGGTCGCGTCGACTATCACCTACCTCCAGCGCTATACCCTGCTGGCGGCTACCGGTGTGGCTACCAAGGACCAAGCGGACGACGATGGGCGCGGCGCAGAATTGGACACGCGCCTTGCCGATCATTGGATCGCCACGGCTAACGCTGCGCCGAACCTGAAAGACTTGGAGCGCGTCTGGTCGCTTGGTGTGGCAGCGATTCAATCGGCCGGCGATCAGCACGCCTACAAGGAATTCAAGGCGGCGGTATCAGCGTGCAAAGCCAAATTTCCAGCGCCTGAGCCGGAACCTAATCCAGCCAAGGAACTGGCCGACGAAGAAAAAGACTTGCAACGCACTGGCGGTGCAGCATGATCCGGAACTTTACCGTGGTTGATGCCCCTCAGCGATCGCCGGAATGGTTTTCTTCCAGGCTTGGCCGGGTTACTGGAAGCAAGGCGAAGTGCGTCATGATGGGCGCTATTACGGCCGGCCGAAATGATTACATTTTGCAGCTTGCACTGGAGCGCTTGACTGGCGTCCCTGAAGAATTGGGCTTCGTAAGCAAGGAAATGCAGCGCGGCGTAGATCTTGAGCCATTTGCGCGGATGAAAGCCGAGAGCTTCGGCCCGATGATCCGCGAGACTGGTTTCTGCCGGCATGACCGGCTTATGATCGGCGCATCGTTGGATGGCGACTCAGAAGACTTTCGCCGTATATGGGAATTCAAGGCTCCGAAGTCCACCACGCATGTGAAGTACCTGCGTAGCGGCGGAGATGATCTGGTGGAAGAATACCGCTGCCAGTTGATGCACAACGCTTATGTAACTGGTGCTGAATTCGTGGTGGCCGGCAGCTTTGATGATCGCCTCCCATCGCCGCTTGATTGGGTGCAAAAAGAAGTTGCTGTAAAAGACCTTCCAATGGGCGAATATGAAACCGCCCTTATCTGCTTCCTAGTTGAAGTGGACCGCCTGGAACTGGAACTCAAAGAAATGATGACCGAAGCTAAGGGGAAATAACATGGAACTGATCGACAAACAAGAATCAGCAGTTGCCGCATACGAGCCATTCTATGCTGAACTGGCTAAGCTGGAATCCGACAACGCCGCGCTGGTGTTCAACTACGAAACGCCCAAGGGCAACAAGGAAGCGCGCAGCCACGTTTTCAGCTTGCGCAAGACCAAGGGTGCCCTTGAGCGAGTCCGCAAGGAGGCCAAGGCTGAGGCGCTGCGCATCGGCCGCGCTGTGGACTCGGAAGCGAACGCCATCGAATCGCGCATCGAAGCCATGATCACCGTCCACCAAACGGAAATCGACAAGATCGAGCAGCGCGAGAAAGATCGCGTTGCGGCACTGAATGCGCGCATGGCGGCTTTCCCTGGCGCTGTCTGTAATACCGTCGAAGAAGTGAAAGCCGAAATCGAGCGTGTTACCGCAATCGAAGTTGGTCCGGACTGGCAAGAATTCATGGCTGATGCCACTCAAGAAAAGGCGCATACGCTTGAAGGCTTATCCTTGCGCCTAGCCGATCTGGTCAAGCGCGACGAAGAAGCTGCCGAACTGGCCCGCCTACGCGCCGAAACCATCGCCCGAGAACAGGCTGATCGCGACGCGGCGATTGCACGGGCCGCTGCCGAGAAGGCGCAGCAAGAAGCCGAAGCCAAGGCGGCAGCAGAGAAGGCCAAGGCACAGGCTGAGCTGGATGCGGCGAAGGCAGAAGCAGAACGCAAAGAAGCTGCCGCCGCGCTGGCTCTGAAGCAAGAGCGTGAGCGCGCTTTGGCTGAACAGGAGGCAGCAGCGCGCCGCGAAATGCAACTTAAGCTTGACGCGGAACAGGCCGACCAACGCCGGATCGCTGCCGAACAGCGCGCCGAGCAGGATCGTAAAGACGCCATCGCTCGCGCCGAGAAGCAAGCCGCCGATGCCGTCCAGGCTGAGCAGGAGCGCGTTGCAGCCGCTGCGCGTGCCGAAGCTGCGGAGACGGCCAAGCGCGAGCGCAATCGTGCCCACAAGGCCGCTATCAACCGTGCAGCGATGGATTCGCTTATCGCTGCCGGCGTGCCGGAAGAATGCGCGAAGCAGGTTGTAACGCTGATCGCCCAAGGTAAGGTAGAGAACGTCAGCATCGCTTACTGACATGAAGCCAGCCGACACACAAGTGACCACAGCACCGGGCAAGTCTTGCCGGGGTTGTATCTGGGAGTACGAACACTCCAGCGTCTGCCACGAGGTTGCGCGTGTTGCTCGGCTCGCCAATTTACCGGATTGCGAGTATTCCAATCTGATCTACGTACTCAAGCCTGTCGACGATCGGCAGCTTGAATTAATCGAACAAGGGGAAATGAAATGAATACTCAACATACACCGGGGCCATGGAAAGTAAATTCGGCCGGCAGTGCAAAGGCAGGTCAGCCATTTGCGATTACGGAGATTTACGTATATGCGCCTCACGTTCAGGACGATACCGCTATCTGCGCCGACATCATCGACCCGGTTACGCAAGCACCTAGCGAGGCCAATGCTCGCCTGATAGCTGCTGCGCCTGAGATGCTGGACGCATTGCAAATGATCGAAAAATATGCGGCTGAAGGTGGATCTGCAAGTACTGGGCCCGCTGGATGGATGGGTACTGTCGCACGAGTTGCAATCGCTAAAGCCATGGGTGCAGTATGACCAATTCCACCAAAATCGCCGACGCGCTTATCGCGCACTCACGCGGCATCTTAACCCGCCCGCAGAAGGAAGCATCCGACACGCTGACGTTCGCCGTGCCGCATGTGATGACGCAGGAAAAATACCGCGCGCTGGCCGGCGCTAAACCACAGGGAGCGAAGTGATGGATCTTGATAAATTGGAAGCACTGGCGCGTGCGGCTGGAAGTGACAAGTGGCATGTCTATTCGAATGGATCTGGCACAGGGAAACTGCATGATACCCATGTATGGGGCGGTGACGGCGATGCTGTTGCTCGTTGCTTCGGGAACATCGGGCACATGCCTGAAGCGATCGAGGGGACCGATGTTTCTGCGTTCGTCGCCACCGCCAACCCAGCCGCGATACTGGAAATGTGCGCCCTGATCCGCAAGCAGGAAGCGGAGATAGTCGCACTCGGCAACCTGCATGTGGTGCAAGCTGCGGCCTCTGCGGTGATTCCCGCGCAAACGGGAACGGTGGATAGCATCGACCGACCAGAGCGCAGCGAAGATAGTTTCTACCATGCTGCATTGGACTATCGGGGTGCTGCCACTCCCTATGCCAGCGCAGCATTTAAGGCGCTAGTAATGGTTGTTGATGCGCACGCCGCGCGGGCCGTGGCGGCAGCGGACAAGGCCGCGCGCCAGAACGTCGCCCGAGCGCTTGACTTGGGAGTGAGTCAGTCGAGCAGCTTTGCATGGGGCTACCTGCTTGGCCTCGTAAAGGAATGCGTTGCTGAAGATTCCGCCCCGCAGCAGCAAGCGCCAGCCCGCGACCTCGGCATCGAAGCGGCGATCATGGGCGAGGTGCTGGGGGGGAGTGAGGCGCAATGCACGATGGAGGCGCTGGCGAAGATGCTGGTCGAGCACATCGCGAAGGGCGACCCTGTGGACATCGCCAACTTCGCCATGATGCTGCACCAGCGGGAAGCGGCGAGCATGGAGCATCACCCATGTTATGGCGGCGACGCTGCGCGAGCGTTGAAAGCTGCCGCTGGCGTGCCGCACATCGAGCGCGATGCTGCGCGGCTGGATTTCGTCCTCGATAATTGTGCCTTCATCTGCACTATTGATGAAGGCATGTATCAGCTCATGACTCAGGATGATGACGAGGACTATCACGTCATGTCTGGCGAGGGCGAGGCATTCAAGAGCAAGCGCGATGCCGTTGACACTGCGATGGAAGCTCAACAGGGCCAGAAAGCGCCGGGTGCAGCATGAAATTATTCCTCAAACGGGTAATCAGGAGAATCGGAGTGGAGCTTCTCTGGTGTGCATGCTACGTTATTGCATATAACAAATGCAAAACTGACACTGAGAAAGCCAAGGCGATGACGGATTATCTGGTGGAGCGCCAGCGGATAATCAGCCTGATGGCGAAATACTACGAGACAGGCGGCGACCATGTTTAAGCCCATCCTCATAGCGGCGCTGTTTGCCCTCGCAGCGCCAGCCGACGCGCAGACCTTCACCGACAGCAACGGGGCAGCGTTCAGCACCAGCGATGCGCTGATGATCGAGGCGTTGCCGCAGTACGTCCACATCATCTATGCAGATGGCCGCGACGCCTATTACGAGGACGTCGGCGGGAAGCTACTGCCGGTGATCGTTGTGCTAGACCGAGGGTTTGCCAAGGTCGGAAAGCGCTGGGTGAAACAGGCCGGTTTGCGGGGCGTCCAGGCTTGCGCCGCGTACTGTGAGACTTGCTGCACGCCGCCGAAACTGGACCGCCAGAAAGGGGCGCCATGAAGTCATTGAAAAAGAAGCCCAAGCCCAGCACCCTCGGCCAGCAGATCCGCGACGCCAAGAAGGAATGGGCCAAGCTATCGCCAGAGCAGCGTGCCAGCGTGAAACTGGAGGGTTCCAGCGAGCCGACGCGTGGCTCTGCTGGTAGGAAAAATCCTCTGTAATCCCGCGCCACCAAAGAAAAAGCCCCGACCTGTGCCGGGGCTTTTTTACGTCTAGAGGTGGCACTCTCTGGCAGCCGAATCGCTGCGCCTTCTTGCTGGCCCGGTCAAACCGGGTATTGGATGGGCTTGCTGACTGGCGGCGGGGACTGCACTACGCGGACTTTGAATTCGTCCAGCGGAGGCAATACATTGGGGCCGACAATTGGCAAATCGCTACGCATGGCGCTTACCGATGGATGCGGCGATTGCCATTGCCAGCTCGGAAGCCTTGGCCGGCAGCAGCTTCCCGCGCGCGTTCATTGCGGCTACGCCCTCGCGAACAGGTACTCCCCGGTTCTTTGCGATCGTTGCCTGTTTGGCCTTGGACAGTGGTTTCATAGCTCAGTACCCCAGCCAGTCGCGCGCGGCTTGCAGCGTCGCCGGGAAGGTCTCGGCCACAGTGAAGACGGCGCCGTCCTTCGTGTAGTCGCACTCGGCGGTGATTTCCGTCTCGGTATGCGAAATCACCTTGTTGCCGTGCGCCTCGATGAATCGTATCAGGTTGTCCATATAGCCTCCTTATCACAGCGCCCATGCGCCTGAACTCACTATAGGGCAAGAAACCAGCGGGTTCAACCTAGCTCTACAGTAAAGCAACACTTTCACAGGATTATCTGCGTTATAGGCAAAAGAAGATGACTCACGGATAATTTTCTGATAGGAACTAGCGGTATAATCCTAGGCAACCTAATAGGAGATTGCACGATGAGCGACCTGATGAGCTTTAAGAAGAACATGGAGCAGTTGGGGATGCCGTTCCCGTCCGATCCTTCGCTGATCGGCATTCAGCCGGGCAAAGCGACATCGCGCATGTTGGCCGAGGGAGATGCTATCACCATTAAGGGGGCCGCTGCGCTGAGTACCGGGACCGTAAATAGTCCAGCTGGCTTGCAAAGCTATAGCTTGGCGCAGAACGATACGCTGATTATCGGCCCATTCGCTGGACGTCGAAAGATTGCAATCACACCTGCAACAGGTGTGATTAATGCTGCGGTTGGGAGGGCGGTACTGGGTTCGGCCTTGGTCGGAACTATTGGTGGTCTGTCGGCGGCGGATGGATCGCCGATTCAGTCTCTTAGCCCAGCCTCTGTAAAAATGTACACCGCACTGGTGAAAGTTTTATCCAAAACCGGGCGTGAGGATATAGCCCTTACGGACGATTCTACCGGGGTTGGCACGGTTGAAGGCGGCGGTGCAAAGTTCTTGATAGGCGCGCGTGCGGCTAATCCTGTGGCGCAACTAGTAGCACAACTGAACGCTGCTGGCATCCCAGCAGCTAATGATAGCTTCTTTGGTGAAATGCTGATTCAGGCATTCAATAGCACTAACTACACTGATTACGAGTCTCGGTTTACGCTGTCGGGTGGCGCATCGTACATCGCCAGTGGGGGCTTCCAATCGCTGGGGGGCATCCCCTGGCAACTCAACAGTGCTGGCAAGGCGCTGAACTTCACGCCATCCAACCCGGTGGACACGGTGGATATTTACGTGCTGAACCGCAACGTCGGTACGATCGACGTCACCTTCGCCGGCGGCGCAAGTGCGGGCACGATCACCACCAACGGTACGCAGACCGTATCCAAAGTCACCCGCACCTTCACGCGGGGCAGCGGCGTCGCTTCTATCTCGTGGGTGTCGGGTAACGTGATTGTGCTGGGTGCGGTCTTCACCGACTCCACAACCCCTCGTGTCAATATTCTGAATCTGAGCAGCTACGGCGATCGGTGGAATTCTCCGAATGGAAACGTCTATAACACCACGGTGCCTGAGTCGCGTGGTGGCGCTGTTCTGCCTTTGATGGGTCTGACGGCGGTTATCGCGTCGATGACGATTAATTCGCAGACCATCGACGGCATCAACGGTATTCCTGTTTTCGAAACCGCCCTGCGTGCTTATTGTGATTACGTCATCGCCGCTAACGCCCAGCTATTGCTGCTTGCACCTCACCGAATTTCCACCGCCAGCGCGCCAGAGGCGACTCAAGCGGCTTACGTTGCGACTCAGTATCGCGTCGCTCAAGATTACAAAGCCCCAGTAATTGATTTTTCCAAACGGGTAAATTCGTACACTGCGTTCTCTACGCTGTTTGTCGATGATAAACACTTGGCTTCGGCAGGTTCAGCCGCGAAGGCGCGCGCCATTCTCCCATACATTGCGCAAACTTAGCATGGTCATTGCTCCCTAAGCGGTGTCAGCCAAATCCCAATAAACCCAACCATGGAGTACAACCATGACATTTAACAACACACGATACGGCAACCTGCCGGTAGGCGGAGTCAAAGTCCTATCGGGCAATGAGCTGCAGTTGCCAGCCACGCTGACCCTGACGAGCGCCGCCGGTGGCCGCGCCATCGAACTGAGCAACGATGGCGTCAACTTCTTCACGCCAACCTATGACGCAACGGTAGGGAGCATGATCAGCGTGAGCGTCAAGTCCCCGATCAAGGTGTACCGCATCACCGGCCTCGTCGGTGAGCAGTACAGCGCACTATGACGTGGCCTAACGAGGGGTCGACGTATAACCCGAACGACTCGGCGAATCGCGCGGACCAGTCGGCCGCGCCTACTAACGGGCAAAACGTGGCGATGACGGACAACGACAAGGACGGCATCCTGTACTTGAACGCGGCTGGCACGCTCGCGACGCTGACCGTTACGCTGCCATCGAACGCCAACAGCAAGATCGGCCAAGAGCGGTTGATTGCCAGCAGCAAGGCGATTACCCTGTTGACGGTCACAAACCCCAACGGCGGTACTGTTATCGCGCCGGTCGCACTCAACCTTGGCGCGAACATCGCTATGCGGAAAGTCGCCGACAACACTTGGATGCAGGTGACGACATGAAAAAATTGATCGGCTCGTTGTTTATCTTGTTGGCCTCTCTGTCGGCATTCGCGCAGGAAGCGTTCGACACCGGTATCCTGTACCGTCGCACTGATAACTTGGCGACGAACACGCGCTGGCTGACGCCGGCCAGTCCGGATGCGGTCAAGCTCATCATCTCCAATGGCTACATCAGCCCGAACCCGTTGCCTGACATGGCGAGCCTCGGCACAGGGCTGTCGTATAGCGCTGGCGTGATTGCGCTGGCAAACCCGCCGGTCAATGCGGATTGGAACGCCACTTCAGGCCTTGCGCAAGTGCTCAACAAGCCGAGCATCCCAGCATCACAGGTAAATGCCGACTGGGCCGCTGGGAGTGGCGTATCGCAGATTCTGAATAAGCCCACGATCCCGGCCGCGCAACAGCAAAGCGACTGGCTGGCGGCATCTGGCGTGACGTCGATTGCAAACAAGCCGAACATTCCGCCAGCGACCACGCTGACCACGACTGGTAGCGGCGCGGCGACGTACAACAGTGGCACCGGCGCGCTAAATATCCCCACGCCAGCCGGTTCCGCGTTCGGCTTCAGCCAGCCGACCGCGCGCACTCTGGCTGTCAGCACCAGCTACCAGGCGCTCGACAATACCAAGGCCGCCGTCATCGTTCCCAGCTACGCCTGCCAGAACGCCACGCAAGTGCTGGCATCGAGCGCATGCACGATTCAGGTGCGCATGGGTACTGGCACGCTGACCTGCTCGACCGGCACCGTGTACTACACGCAATCGCTGACCGTGGCTTTGGGAGTGCTGCTGACACAGAACAGCACCAACCCTGTGCCGATCAGCTTGCCGGCCGGCGCCAGCTTTATCCTGTGCGCCACGGCCGGAACCTTCACCATCACCACTGTGGAGCAGAGCGCCGGGTAGATGCAAAATACTCCCCGTAGAGCCGCCATTCTCAATGACTGGCGGCTTTTTACTTGGTACAATGATTTAGCTCAGGAAATACCAAATCACACAAGGGAATAATTATGGACGGCATGGAACCGAACGACGGCGCGATGGATCAAGGACCGCAAGGCGGCTACTGCATCGAAATCTACGTCGGCGCGGACGGTAAGCCCATGTCCGTCAACGTCGAAGCGATGGACGAGGAAATGGGCGAAGAACAGCACGGCGGCCCCGCTGGCATGCCCGACATGACGAAGACTGAAGACAAGGGCGTCCCGGTCAAGTCGATGGAGGAGGCGCTGGCGATGGTCCAGCAGATCGTCCAGAACCAAGGCGGCAAGCCTGGCGGTGGCAAACCTCCGCCACCGCCACACGACCCCGAGCAGGAGCACGCCGAGTTGATGGAGGGCTACGGCAAAGGCTCCTACGCAGCCCAGCAGCAGGGCATGCCGATCGATCGCGTGTTCAAGGGGCGCATGTAATGGATCAGGTAGCCCTGCAAGCGCACTTGCGCCGGCTTGAGCAGACGATGGCCGGCGCCCCGCAGCACGTCCTCGACCAACTACGCCACGCCCAGCAGATCGACGCCCACAACAAGGCGGTGGACGAAGCCAAGGCCAAGCGCAAGCACTTCAAGGCCATGGCTAAGCAGGCGCGCATCCCGGTCGACGTGCTCAAGCGCATGGTTAGTTCAGTGAAAAGGGTGAAGTGATGGGGATCAAGATCAATTATATCGGCGCTGGAGAAATACCGGAATGGTATGGGCGCAAAGAATTCAAGACCATTTACCACTATGCAAACAGGATCGCAGAAGAGTTTGAGGTAGGCGTTTTGCTGGATGATAGCGGCAATGTAGTGGAGAAGGTATTTAACGCTGACGATATCCTCGCATCGCTTGCCGGCAAAGTTTCCATCAAAGATTACGGTCCGCTTGGGAAAATTGCGCGACTCGGCTGCTTCATCAAATACGAGGCCACAAGCATCGGGGCTAAGGTAGATGGTATAGACCATGATCTTTCTCGGCAATGCATGCATTCAGCTTTAAGAATTTTTGATGTGGATAACGATTGTGGCGTCATGGTAGACGGGAAGGAAGTCCCGGCTCTTGCTGTGAAGTTGGATCTGCAAGAAGTCGCCGCTAGCCAGGTGATCTAGGAGAGAGCCATGAAGCCATTCCACGCGACCAGGACAGCCGGCTATTTTGGCGATCCGCTCCCGATTTGGATTGCCAAGCACCGCTATTCGCCCGAGTCTGCAGAAGGGCGCACCCCAAGCCAGGCATGCGAGAATCTTCGGCAACAGCTTCGTGCCAAGCGCCCGCGTAGTGAGAGAGTCGAGCTTATGGCTGGGTATACCAGTCGGAAGCAGCAAGAAGAAAGTCAGCGCCTAGCGCTTGAGGATGCGAAACGCCAGCATAGAGAAAGTATGGCGCGATTGGATCGGATCATCCTTGAGGGGAAAGCCAGAAACCGCGAAGTCTTGACTCAGCTGGGCTACATCGGGCGGGAATTACACCCTGGCGCCGGTTTCTAGCCATGTACGCCTACCTCCACCCAGCCTGTGGCCGCCCTGCCTGGCTGACGATCGACAAGCCACAGGTAGGCATCAGCTTCCTCAGCGCCAAGCCTATGCGTCTGGACTACACCACCAAGGACATGACACAGGGCTGCACATGCGAATCCTGCGGGGAGAACATGTTCGGGCAGGCTGGGAGCATCGGGAACGTGGTGAACTACATCCAGTGGGCTATCCAGAATCCGAAAGTTCGGGAGATGGACGCAAAGAGCAAAACAAAGTTACTGTAGAATCCATAATCGTCGTTAGATATTTGCAAAGTGATCGCGCCACGATTAACAATGTTCAAAATGGCCGCATTAAAACCCCGCCAAAGAGGTAAAGCATCATGGAAGTAAAGCAAACGTATGTCACGCTCGACCAATACGCCAACCAGGCGGAGAGGGATGGATTCCTCTTCATGGCTGCCGGCTTGCGCGACACTGAAGAACAGTTCGGCGCCATAGTCAAAGCAGAGAAGTGGCACGAGAACGGTGAGCAGTTCGGACGTGTCACGCTGCTGGAGCGGATCACCGCTGTTGCCGACGTCAAGATCCCGAGTGGGGTGTGCTGTGGCTAAACCAGTGACCAAGCCGCGCGCCAAGGCCGGCACATCAGCTCAAGCCGCAGCCGAGCGCAAGGCAAACTTCATCGAGGCGTACATAGCCAACGGCGGCAACGCTACTCAAGCCGCTATCAGTGCTGGGTACAGCGCGAAGACTGCGCGTTCCCAAGCTGCAAGACTGTTGGCAGATGACAACATTTCAACGGAATTGAGGAAGCGACAGAAGGTATTGGGCGCCAAGTACAAGCTGGACACCGAGAGCGTGCTCCAGCAGCTTGCCAGTCTGGTCTACGCTGACCCGCGCAAGGCGTTCGGCGCTGACGGCTGTCTGCTGCCTGTGAGCGAATGGCCTGACGAGGTGGCCGCGATGGTTGCCTCTGTCGAGGTTGATGCGCTCTACGAGGGAAGTGGGCGGGATCGCGTTCAGGTCGGCGTCACTCAGAAGGTTAAGTTTTGGGACAAGAACAGCGCCATCGAGAAGGCCATGAAGCACCTCGGCCAGTTTGAGAAGGACAACAAGCAGAAGAACCCGTTCCAAGAGATGTCGAAGGAGCAGCTTCATCGCTTCATCGCGCGCAAGCAGGAAGAAGTCGCGCTGGCTAACACGGTGCACTGATGGACATCGAAGCACTAGACGCCGACGTCGCCCTGGCTATGGCCCTGGACGCTCTGGCGAAGATCAACGCCGAAAGCAAGCTATTCACCTACTATCCGGAGACTGGCCCGCTACGCCGCGAACTGTACGCGAAGCACATGGCGTTCTTCCGGCTGGGCGCTACTAGCCCGATCCGCTGCTTCATGGCTGCGAACAGGGTCGGTAAAACCGAGGGCGGCGGCGGCTACGAGATGGTGCTGCACCTGACTGGTCGCTATCCGGCGTGGTGGGAGGGTTCATGGTTCGATTCCCCTGTTCGCTCATGGGCGGCCGGCGATACCGGCAAGAGCGTGCGCGACATTCTGCAGGACAAGCTGCTTGGCCCGTATGGGAAGTTCGGTACCGGCCTGATCCCCGCCGAGGACATCATAAGCTGGACGCCGAAGTCTGGCGTTCCTCAGGCTGTCGATACGCTGATCGTCAAGCACTATGACCGTGATGGGCTGTATGACGGCGATAGCGTGCTGTCGTTCAAGTCGTATGACCAGGGCCGCGAGGCGTTCCAGGGGACCGAGCAGGACGTCATCTGGCTGGACGAAGAGTCGAACGAGTCTATCCGCAGCGAGTGCATCCTGCGCCTGATGACGACGGACGGGCTGCTGATCGAGACATTCACGCCGTTGCGCGGACTCACGCCGCTGGTCATGCAGTACATGCCTAAGAGCGGCGACAACGACTCGGCAGACATCGGCGAGTTGGACGGCGGCATCTACGTGTCAGACGGCAAGGCGATGGTCATGGCAGGGTGGGACGACGTGCCGCACCTGAGCGAGAAGCAGAAGAAGCTGATGCTGGCGAACACGCCGCCCTACCTGCGCGACGCACGGTCGAAGGGTATCCCGAGCCTTGGCGCCGGCGCAATCTACCCAATCGAGGAATCCGAGGTCACTGTTGCCGACTTCCCGATCCCCGAGCACTGGACACGGCTGTATGGGCTGGACGTCGGCTGGAACCGGACGGCGGCTGTATGGGGCGCTTGGGATCGCGACTCCGATGTCATCTACCTGTACGCAGAGCACTATCGCGGCCAGGCTGAGCCATCCATCCATGCCGATGCGATCAAGGCGCGCGGCAAGATCCCCGGCGAGATTGATCCTGCATCGCGTGGGCGCAGTCAGATCGACGGCGAACAACTCATGAAGAACTACAAGGATTTGGGGCTGACGCTGGCGCCGGCCAACAATGGCGTCGAATCCGGTTTGCTGGAGGTTTGGCAGCGGCTGTCAACTGGTCGCCTCAAAGTGTTCAAGTCGCTGTCGAATTGGCGCGCGGAGTACCGCATCTACCGCCGAGACGAGAAGGGCCGCATCGTCAAAGAGAATGACCACATCATGGATGCGACGCGCTACCTCATCAACGCAGATAACACGCATTGGAAGATCAAGGGAGGCGATGTACGTCGCCCGCAATCAGTACCACGCAGAATAATGGATAGTGGTATGGGCTACTAACCAGAAAAATAAGTTGACACAGCGAATGCTTTGCACTCAGTAAATACTTTACCGAGTATAATCCGACGTGTTGAGAAGTAATTCATTTTGCAGCGTCCAATAGGATTCCCTCAAGGGAAGCGGGTCTACTCCCGCCGCTGCGCCTAAATGAGGGTGGCATGAATCGAAGCGAACACGCTGACGTCTATGATGGCGGGCAGACGGATGAAGAACGAGCAGAAGCCGAAGAGGCGACGCGCCAGGCGATCTTAGGTTCGCTGGCGAGTACCATCGTCCGTAAGCGCCGTGAGTTTGTGCAGGGCCGTGCGTCATTACTTATCGAAATGTCATGGCTTTCCGACGAGCAATTTTACGTCGGGTACGACGAAGCCAATGCCCACGAGTTCGCCAACTACGTCAACAAGCCAGTAGCGGGCGGCGGCTCCACCGAAGAAGACCGCGTTGCACCTGTACGCGGCTCCACCGTATTCCCCAACATCACACAGCCGTATGTCGACGCAGCCGCCGCGCGCGTGGGCGACATGCTGCTGCCGACCGATGATCGCAACTTCGCGGTCGAGGCCACTCCGATCCCCGACATGTTCGGCGGTCTGGAAAAGTTCATGAAGAAGTCGGCACCGCAGCCGGCCGCCGCGCCTGTCGCACCGCCGGGTAGTATGCCTCAATCTGCCGACATGGGCGCTGCTGCTGTTCCCGGTGCTCCGATGCCTGTTGCTCCGCAAGCCGCGCCGGCTGAGCCTGAGCCGCAAGTGAACATCGGCGGCCAAGTGCTGCCTCTGTCGCAAGCTAAGGCCCAGTTCGACGCCATGAAGGAAGAGGCGGACCGCAAGGCCGAGAAGGCGCAGCTTCAGATTGACGACTGGCTGACCGAGTGCCAGTACAACGGCGAGCTGCGCAAGGTAATCGATGACTGCGCCCGCATTGGCTCGGGCGTGGTGAAGGGGCCGTTCCCGACCAAGCGCGTATCGCAGGAATGGCGCCGCAACGATGACGGCGTGTTCCAGATGATTATCACCGAGGAAATCAAGCCGTGCTCCGTGCGCGTCGATCCTTGGGACTTCTTCCCTGACCCAGCGTGCGGCGAGAACATCCACAACGGTTCCGGCACGTTTGAGCGTGACCGCATCTCTCCCAAGCAGCTTGAGGACTTGATCGGCACGCCAGGTTACAACGAGAAGGCGATATGGAATTGCCTGAACGAAGGCCCGATGCGCATGCAGGAGCCGGACCAGCGCAACATGCTGTCGACCGCGTTCCAGCAAAAGGAGCAGTTCGAAATCTGGTACTTCTACGGCAGCGTGCGCGTAGAGGAACTGATGGCCGCTGGTTGTGATTGCGAGGGCATGCAGCCTGAGAAGTCGTTCCCCGCCATCATCACACTGGTCAACAACCACATCATCAAGGCGTCGCTCAACCCGCTGGACAATGGCGAGTTCCCGTACGACGTCATCCCTTGGAAGCGCCGTCCTGGCATTCCTTGGGGCTTGGGCGTGGCGCGTCAGATGCGCTACCCGCAGCGCATTGTCACGGCTGCCGCGCGCAACCTGATGGACAACGCTGGCCTTGCCGCTGGTCCGCAGATCGTGTTCCGCTACGGCTTCGAACCTGAGAACGGATCGTGGGAAATCACGCCGCTCAAGGTGTGGATCGAGGGCGAAGGCGGCTCGGGCGCTCCCGCTGGTGGCTCGCCTGTTACGCCTGTTGTGATCCCGATGCTCCAGAAGGAGCTGATGGAAATCATCCAGTGGGGAACCAAGCTGGCCGAGGACGTGACTGGATTGCCGATGCTGCTGCAAGGTCAAGGCACTGGCGCACCTGATACGGTTGGCGGGCTTGTCCTGCTGGACAACAACGCAACCGCCGTGCTGCGCCGCTTCGCGCGGCAGTTCGACTCGCAACTGACCACGCCGCATATCTCCCGCTATTACGCATGGCTGATGTGCTACGGCGACGATAACGACGCCAAGGGTGACTTCCAAGTCAATGCGCGCGGCTCATCGGCGCTGGTTGAACGCAGCGTGCAGTCGCAAGAGTTGATAGGCGTTGTGCAACTCGCGCTCAATCCTGCTTACGGCAAGAGTCCGAAGAAGGCGATGGACGAGTATCTGCGCTCGCGCCGCTTCGACCCAGCCTCGTTCGACTTCTCCGAGGAAGAGAAGACGCAGATGGCGCAGCAGCAAGCACCGGAAGACCCGCGCATCGCAGCAGCGAAGATCATGGCCGAGTCGCGCCTCAAGGATATCCAAGTACGCCAGCAAGGCGATCAAGGCATGTTGCAGTCGAAGCAGCAATTCGACGCAGCCGAAGCCGAGAAGGATCGTCAGTTGGAATTGATGATCGCGAAGATCGATACCGACGTCACGCAGTTCGAAACCGCAAATGGCCGCGAGATGAACAGCGAGGAAATCAAGGCGATGCTGGCGACGAGCGTGATGAAGATCCGCTCGCAAGAGAAGCTTTCCATGCTGACGACCGCGCAAGGAATCGCGACGAAGTACGCCACCAATCCTCCAACCGAACCAGCCGGCCGCGCAGCACCTGGCGCTGGCTACCAACAGTGAGGGCGACATGGCGCGCAGCACGAGGATTCTGAGCAACATGGACATCGATACGGCGTGCTGGCGCAAGATCAAGCTGCACTGCAACGAGTCGCTGACCGAGATGCGCGCAAGGCTGGAGAACCCCCGAATTGAAGAGAGCGAGCGTGTCGCTCTGTGCTGGAAGATCGATACGGTCAAGGGGTTCCTTGCCCTCGGCGATCCAACACAAAAGGACGTGACAGGCGCAGGCGAATAGCTTCCCCCTGTCGTTTTGGCCGGCCGATGGCTGGTGATTTTTAGGAGTAGGACGCAATGAGCGAAGTAACTGAACCAGGTGTTGAAACGGCGCAGAACGATCATGCAGAGATGGATGATCTGATGGCCGGGTATAACGCACGCAGCGGTAATCCGCTCCCTGCTGACGTACCGCAAACCCAATCGGCTCAGCCGGAAAGCATCCCGGCCAACGAAGCGCCGAATGAAGCGCCGGGCGGTGAGCAAGTGCCACAGGAAGAACAGCCGAAGACCGCTGCTCAACTGATGGCCGAACAACTCGCCGCCTTCAAGGAAGAAGTTCGCGCCATGACGTCCAGTGGTGATTCCGATGCCGTTCGAAGGTTGCACGGCGAAATCGGAAACATCAACCGCACGCTGAAACAGTTGGAACCGAAGCCAGCCCCCGCTGTCGCGCCCGTTGACGAAGAGTTGACCGCCGCTATGCAAGGTGCCGAGAAGGTTACCGAAGACTTTCCAGAGTTTGGCGGCCCGCTGGTAGCGGCATTGAAAGCCGTGGAGAAAGCAGGGCGTCGACCGCAAGAGCAGCAAGGCATGACGCAGGAACAGATCGAAGCACAGATCGAAGCCCGCGCCAACCAGCTACTCGCGGCCGAGCAAGAGCGCCAGCGCAACGACTCGGTGAAGGTGTTGAAGATTGACCACCCTGACTATGACACCGTGATGCGCTCGAAAGAGTTCGACACGTGGGTCAATGCCAAGCCGGCCGATCTGCGGGAAACGATCATCCACACGGAAAACCCGTTGCTGGCGGCTCGCTTCCTGACCGAGTTCAAGGAATCACAGCGCGCGGTACAGCAAAAACAGAACCGCCTGGCGTCAGCCGTCACCCCGAAAGGCGTGGCTGCACCGCCGGCACAATCGAAATTAACCGACGATGAACAACTGTGGGCTGGCTATAAAAGCCGCGCAGGACGTCGCATTTAAAGAGGTCCATCATGACTATCCAAACCTATGGCTTGCCAGCCGGCCGGATCAACAAGATCAAAGGCGAAATGCTGGCGATCGCGGAACCAGTTGAAGTCCTGTCGATCGGCTGCTCCATGAAGCCGTTCCCGAAGAACAAGGGCGACACGATGATCTATCGTGCGCGCATCCCGACTGGCGGTTCGACTGCCAACGCGAACAGCATCAACCGCTGGAACGTGAACGCCGCCGCGCACCAAGTGCAGGAAGGCGTCACCCCGCCAGCCGAGGCGCTGAACTACCGTGACGTTACCGTCGTCATCCAGCAATACGCCTGCCTGTACAGCTACACCGACAAGGCCGCCGACATCAGCGAGGACGACATCCCGAAAGATCAGATGGAGCAGACCGCCGAGCGTATGGGCCTGGTCCGCGAAATGATCCGCTACGGCGTCATGAAGGCATCGAGCACCGTGCAGTACGCTGGCGGCCTGACCCGCGCCACCGTATCGAGCACCATCTCGTACAACATGCTGTCGCTGATGTCGCGCACGCTGAAGGGCAACCACGGCAAGATGAAGACGCAGATCCTGGCCGCCGGCCCTGCGTACGATACCTCGGCAATCGAGGCGTCGTACATCGTCTTCGTCCACACCGACGCCGAACACGACATCCGCCGCCTGGAAGACTTCGTGCCGCTGGCGAAGTATGCCGGCCGCAAGCCGATCAGCCCGTTCGAATTCGGCTCGATGAACAACTACCGCTTCATCACGTCGCCTGAGCTGGGTGCGTACCTGGATGCGGGCGCCACCGTGGCCGCCGCCGGTCTGTACTCGACCACCGGCACCAACATCGATGTCTACCCGTTCATCGTCTGCGCGGAAGAGTGCGTCAACGATGTGGCACTGAACGCCAACTTCAAGGTCATGCACATCCCGGCCGCGCAGGAAAGCAAGGAAGATCCGCTGGCTCAGCGTGGCTACGTCGGCGCCAAGTTCTGGAGCGCTGCCGTCGTGACCAACCCAGGCTGGATCGGTGTGATCGAGGCTGGTGTCACCAACCTGACGTAATGACGCGCCCCGCTTCGGCGGGGTTCTTCACAAACAATCGAAGGAATCATCATGCATAACCAAATCAACTTCCGTGGCGTGACGAAGAACAATGTCAACGCTGGCCTGACTGCTGGCACCACCAGCACCTACACCACCACCGCGACGACTGTCACCGAGAACCGTGGCTACTTCGGCACCGGCCTGACGGCGCAGACCAACACCGCAAGCCCGACTCTGGACGCGGCTACCGGTCTGGCATTCGTTCCGCTGTCGCCGAACAAAGCAACGGTTCTGGTGTGGGGCGTCAACGCCGCCGGCGCGATCCAAGTCGCACAAGGCACCATCGTTGACACCGCACCGGGCGTGACGACCACTGTCGGCGCTTTCAACCTGGCGCCGCTGTTCCCGACCATCCCCGACGACTTCGTGCCGATCGCCTACAGCCTGCACCGCACCGCCCCATCGGCTGCGCTGTGGACTCCAGGCACCGGCGCATGGGCCGCGTCGGGCGTGTCGAGCACGTTCCGTAACGTGTCCACGCTGCCGGAACGTCCGCAAGTATCGTAACAACCGCAGTTCTTCCGAAAAGCACTATGACCTCCCCATTCGTGGGGAGGCTAAAAATTAAGGAGTAACAACATGTTGTGGAAACACTTTAAAGGCTTGCGCCTGGAAGCTGAAATTCTGACGCTGCGCGGCTCCATCCTGAGTCACATCTTCCCTAACGGCGTGAAGCAAAGCGCATTCATGTCGTCCATCGTGCGCTTGGCTTCGGCCGCGACGCGCAATGTTGCGCTGACGGCTACCACCACCATCGACGCGACCTACTCGGCCGATCGCAACCTCATCATGAATGCTGCGGTTGCGGCTACCTTCACGCTGCCAAACGCAACCGGCAGCGGGAACCGGTTCCGTTTCGTCGTGGGTGCTGTGAACACGAGCAGCTACATCATCAAGTCCAGTCGTGGCGCCGATCTGATGAAGGGCATCGTCTTCAACTCCAACAGCGCATCGGCCGGTGCCACGCGCGGCTGGAACCCAGCAGCGACGGACGACACTTTCACGCTGAACGGCACTACCACCGGCGGCTCCGCTGTTGGTGACTGGGCCATCTTCGAAGACGCTGGCGTCAACCTGTGGATCGTCCACGGCATGACCACCGCCAACGCCGCGCCGGCCACTCCGTTCAGCGACACTGTAGCTTAATCGTAACAGCCGCCTTCGGGCGGCGCCTCTTTCAGGAGAACCGCAATGACCCGTCAATACGCCAAGAACACTATCGCCGCACCATCCGGCGCCCAGCACACCGACGACACGGAAATCGGAGCGCAGCCTGATCGCGTGATGAAAAGCACCGGCGATGCTGCTGAATCACTGACCCCTGGCGCCGCCGACTTCGCCAAGATCGCCGAAACCCCGATGGACGACGACTACCGCGCGAACATGGCGTTCATGCAGGAAAACGTCGACATTATGGTCCCGGAAACCGATGATCCGCAAGCCGAACATATCTTCGAAATCAACATCAATGGCCGCGCCTTCTTCTTCCGTCGCGGCGAGAACAAGACCGTTCCGCGCTATGTCGCCGACCACATGCTACGCATGAAGCGCACGATCTACGTGCAGAAGGATGCGGTCAACGCAGATGGCGTCAAGGACATCCTGCACCAATCCCGCACGAGCCTGAAATACCCGTTCATGCTGGTGCGTGACGCAAGCCCGAACTCGCAAGCCTGGTTCAAGTTCACCTCTGCACTGCGCGGCTAACCGGGGCGTCTCATGCAAA